TAACCTATCAGGATGCAGATGGCACCATTGATTTTGTGGTTACCCCCACCCTATCCAGTTACACCAATGATGCAGGGTTCCTGACAGCAGAAGTGGATGGCAGTATAACAAATGAAGGTTCCCTGACAGTTGGGGCAGGCACAGCCACCACCAGCCTGATCAACAGCAACACATCTGGCAGCACTGCTGTAACACTTTCAGCTGGAACAGGCATCAGCCTGGCTGAAGCTGGCAACACCATCACCATCAGTGCATCTGGTGGTGGGGGGTTAACACAGGAAGAAATTGAAGATTTTGCATTTGATGCCACCAGGTTTGGATCAGGCACCCAGACACTGATCACTGTCACCTATGATGATGCAAACAACCAGGTGGATTTTGTGGTGAATGGCAACCTGTCCAATTACACCAATGATGCTGGGTTTCTGACAACAGAAGTGGATGGCAGCATAACAAATGAAGGTTCCCTGACAGTTGGGGCAGGCACAGCCACCACCAGCCTGATCAATAGCAACACATCTGGCAGCACTGCTGTAACACTTTCAGCTGGCACAGGTATCAGCCTGGCTGAAGCCAGCAACACCATCACCATTGCCAGCACCATTGATGCACTGGATTCCCAGGCCAGTGGAACTGTTGACCTGGGAAGTAAACCACAATATGCCAGAATTATAAATATGACAGGTCTTTCGTCAATCACCATGACACTTTCAAACCCTGTTGATGGTGGTGCCTACCTGATTTTATTTACCAATGCAGATGATGGTGACACTGTAACCTGGCCAGGTACTGTGCTGTATGAAACAGGCACAGCTGTTGGAACTGGAATCCTTTCTGATGGCCGGCGAATGGTGCAACTTTTATATGATGGCACAAATTTTTATGTGCCTGGTGGGTATTAAAAAACGTATGATGAAGAAATATTTTTTGATCCTGCTGATGATGTTCTGGGTGATCACCTGCCCTGGGCAATATTACAAAATGTTCAGGCCCAAACCACCCACTGGTGGTGGTGGAACGCCCATGTCAAAATGTGACTATGTTGATGCATCAAATGAAGATCATGAAGAACCCACAAATGGTGTAAGAAACAGCCCATCTGGCGATATAAACAGTTCTGATTTGGAATTAGGAAATGATGGATCAATAGCACAAAATGTGGGCATGTTCTTTGACAGCTTAAACATTCCTGCTGGTGCCACTATTGATTCTGTTTTCATACAATTTGAAGTTGATAACACATCAATCAATGATCCTTTATCAGTAGTGATAAGATGCCAGGAAGGAACCACCCCAGCTGTATTTGTGCAGGCAACAAACAACATATTGAACAGGGATAAAACCGAAACTGGCGTAACATGGACACTGACGGGGGGCACATGGTCACCTGTTGGCACCCAGGGCCCTGATCAAAGAACACCAAATTTTGCTGCTGCACTTCAGGAAACAGTGGATAACCCATCATATTCACAGGGTGATCCAATAGTGGTGTTTATCATGAACAATGGTGGTGGAGAACGAGAGGCAGAAAGCTGGGATAGCACAGGCACAGGCACAGGGGCACCATATATTTGTGTGTACTGGACTGAATAAAGGTTTGCAATCACCTGGTTGTTTTCAGATATTACATCATTATTTAATCTCTAAATAAAGACAGATGAAAGGGGTTTTTTCAGCTATGTTTTTAATGATCACCCTGGCATGTGGTGCCCAGGGGTTCAATGCCATGAATTTCAATGTGGAACAGCACATCAGGGGTGAAGATACCCTGTTCAATGTGGCAGTGATCAAATCAGGTGGAATGCCTGAAATCAGTGAAAATTACAGGAACATAAACAGGGAATCAGCCCTGAATGTGGTTTATGGGGAAACTGAAAAGCTATACAACAGGGCTGCTGAACATGACCTGGAAAGGCTGCTGGTTCAGATTGAACTGCAAAGGGCTGCCAACACCATCCAGAACCTGGGTTCAAATGATGCAGATTACCAAAAGGGAATGGCAAAGGTTCTGAAAAGCCATTATGATGGCCAATGGCTGTGGGGGCTGGATGGTGCTGATATAATGGAAGTGCAAGGGTTTGCAGGTGAAATGGGTGATGAACATTTTATGATCATACCAAAATCCAGGCAGTTGTTTGAACTGGTGCTGCCTAATGGTGAACACATCCAGATGAACAGTAAAAATGGAACATCATTCCTGGGCAAAGGGCCTGGGGGGTTGTTCATGATGGTGAAGGCAGTAAAGAAATAAACACTGCCCCCACCAGGTAAAATTGAAACACTATGAAACACATTATTTGTGCCATCCTGGTGGTGGCACCTTTCCTTTTGTTTGCCCAAAATAGCAGGGTGATTGAACAGGGTTCTGCATCTGATGGCAATGGCATTTACAGTTCCAGTGATACCATTATAGCAAACACAATGGTGGGCACTGATACTTTTGAATTGACCATAGGAACCACAGGTGAACCTGTTTCAGATCGTGCCCTGGTGATTCGGTCAATGTATGCAGGTGAACTGGCCACACAGTTCCCATTGACTATTGTGGCAGGCCCACCTGGCAGTGGTGCTGACAGTGTTTATTTCACTTCATTTGATACAAACCTATCAATTGCAACAAACACAAATGGGCTGAAGTATGCACAGGCAAACACATTCAGCAGCCCCCAGCACATAATTGATAAAGCGTATTGTGATGCCAATGTAGCTGGTGCCACAGGGGCTGGCAATGGTGGCATTTATGATGGTGATGGAACCCTGCCTGAAAATATAAGGGCATCAGGTGGTGCCAGTGAATATTCTTTAACGCTGGATTCAGTTGGGATGTTTGAGGTGAAGGATTGGAATGAAGGTATTGCATTCAGGATTTTTCAGGATTTTTCAGGTGTCACCAAATTTGGCAGGGGGCTGGTTTATAGCACTGGGGTTGATTCCCTTGATATAAGTTATACAGAAGCAGGTGCCAGTTCCATATTCACTATTGATGCCACAAAAGCCATCAACATTGATGCCCCAAACACAGTGGTGAACCCTGATTCAATATCATTCAATTTTGGAAATGCCACCTTTACTGATAACAGGGCAGGTTTGGGTGGTGCCACACATGGCATCAAATATGCTGCTGATTATTCAGCCAGTTTTGTTTCCAGGTCACTGGTTGATAAAGCATATTGTGATGCAAATGCAGCTGGTGGTTCTGTTGCCTATGGCAAAATGTATGGTTTTGATACAGGTGATTCTTTCACCACATCATGGGCAAAAATAACAGGTGGTTCAATTTCAGGAACAGGCACTGGTGGGTGGACTTTTGACAGCACAAATGATGAATTAGATTACAGTGGAACCAGTGGTGATTTGTATAAAATAGAATTTCACCTGGCAGGCTATGTTTCATCAGCAAATTTAACAACAATTCAGATGTATAAAAATGGGGTAACTGCAACCCAGGCAAAGGCTGAAATTGATTGTTTGAACACCAGTACCAGGTATATGTTCAGCGGGGCTGATGTGGTCAGTGTAACAAATGGTGATAGTTTTCAAATAGGTGGTTTTGTGGCATCAGGAACCACAACATTTGACACATCAACCATGCAAGTAGTAATAACTAAACTTTCAGGCCAATGATGCTGATGATCAGAACCTGGGTGATTCCATTTATTAATGATTTAATAAAATCACAGGGCATGGCAATTTCTGTGCTGGCTGGGGGGCTGTTGTGGTTTATGTATGTTGACTATAAAAACCAGGCTGCCCAGGCATTGAAAATGCAACTGCTGGAACAGAAGGTGGATAATTGCCACATTGAACTGGTTCAGATGCTGAACACTGAAAGAAAGGAATTGATTTTGATTCTGGGAAAGGTTTCTGAATCAATTGATGAATTTAACCAGGAACAGGAAAGAATCAGGCATGAAAGAATAAAATAATTTTGTATCACATAAATTGAAACGCTATGCAGAAAGACAAAGTAAAGATCATCAGCAATGTGGCTGCCAGCCTTATTTTGGCAGCCCTGAAATTAATTGATTCACTGTTCATCAGCAAAATCCCAAATGCAGATGTTAAGGCTGGTTTGCGGCTGCTGCTGAATCCTATCAGGGGCATGGTTCAGGCACTTTCAGATGAAAACCCCAGGAATGCAGAACAGGTGGCTGAAATCTGGACAAAATGGGCAGGCACTGACCTGGTGGGGTTTAGTGGTGACAAAATCCAGGGCCTGATTGCCAGAATTGAAAACCCACAGTTTCAAAAGCCCCTTTCAATCCTGGTGGTGCCCACCCTGAACATGATCCAGATTTTCACAGATGATGACCCGAACAATGCAGAACAGCTGAAGAACAACTGGCTGGAATTTATTGCCAGCCCTGACACCCACCAGGTTGTTCTGAATGACCTGCTGGAACCTGCCCTGTCAGGTGTTATTCAGGATGAAGCCACCCTGGCAATCATTTTAAGCCTGATTGCAGAAGCCCTGGAAAAGGGAACTGGCAGCCTGGGCAAGGAAAAGGCAGAAGCCATTGCAAAGGAATTGAGGGCAAAAGCCCAGGTAAAAATGGCAGCATAACAAATTGCATAGCTGCAACCCCTGGGGGGTGGTGATCTGATCACTGCCCCCCCCCCTACCCCACCACCTGGATGGCAGGATGATTTTCTGCCAGGTGTTTTTTCACATGGGCATCTTTCACCCTTTTGGGCAGCCCACATGCCAGCCTGATCTGTTTGATGGTGATGCAGGAAGGCTGAACCATCTTCAGCCAGGAATCAATGGATTTAACATCTGAATGTTGAAGCATTGCTGTTGTGTTTGGTTCTTACTATGTTAGACGAACACAGCAGCCAAAGTTGAATGAAATGAAAAACAAAATCATTGCTGGTGCCTGCATCCTGCTGGCATTCCTGGCAGGCACAATGGATGCTGTGCAGGATAAATTGCAATTTCATTATGAAGCCAGTGTATTCCCCAGGGGTGATGATAAACTGCTGGGGGGAACAGAACAGTTTTGGAACCCTGCCATTTCCTGGAAGAACAAATGGAAGGATGGGCAAAAGGCCAATGGTGAAAGGTTTATTTTTTCCAGCACTGCATTGGTTTTCATTACTGATGGCTGGCACCTGTTCCAGTTCTTCAAACTTACTTTCTTTTATTTAGCCATTGCATTGCCCCTGTTGCAACTTTTCGGCCTTTCCCTATGGTGGGCAGGGCTGGCCATCATTCCTTTCAGGATGGCCTTTTCTGCTGGGTTTACACTGCTTTTTTCATTCCTTCTGGTGCGAAAAAAAAGAACCCCTGCCAGTTGAACTGACAGGGGCAAAACCACAGATGCTGCTGAATCATCAGCAACATGCATGGTTTGTTTCCAGTTGTTCCATCACCAGGTTCAATGCCTTCAGTTCTTCACCCAGGGCTGTGATCCTGGCAGTGATGGCATCAATCTGTGCAGCTGCCTGCACAATGTGTGATGCCAGCACAATGTTCACTGGTGATGGATGCAGTGCCGGGTTTGCCCCTTCTTTGTTTTTCACATCCAAAAATTTAATGATAATAAAAAAAATTGTGATTGGCTGGAAGGGGGGAAAATTTAAGCCCAGCCAGTATTGCACCAGCTGGGCTTTCAAAAATAGGTTTTTTTCTCTAAAGAAAAAAGGGTGTGTTATAAAATGGCTGCCAAAGGGCCATTTAAAAGTTCTGGTTTTGCATCAGGGTGGTTTTCCAGGTAGCTTTCAATTTTGGCTTTCATCATTGCCACCTGCTGTTCCAGGCCAGCCATCCTTCTTTCCATGATGCCCAGGGCATGTTTCTGTTTTTCTATGGTGTCAAGTAAGACAGGCTGTTTTTCATAGGCCAGTTTCATAATTTCAGCAGCCACATCCATTTCAGGTTCTGTGGAAATTGGGAAATATGGTTTTAGGATGTTCACCACTTCAGGGAAAGGGAATCTGGCTACCAGGGCATCAACCATTGGGTTGTCAGGGGTTGAAAGCCCCTTTTTGATTGAATAGTATTGTGCTTTATCATGGCCCAAAACACTGGCAATCTTTGATTTTTGTTTAAATTCAGTGTTTGCCATGATGTATTCCAGTGCCTGTTCCCAGGCCATCTGCTTTTTCTGTTTTTCAGATTTCATTATCCAGGTTTTTTTTAAAAATGTGCCTTCTTTGTTGGAAAGATTGGAAACTTTTATGAGTTTTACCGTATTCCAAAGGTATGCACTTTGGAAACTTTTTCCAAACTTCAGTAACAAAAAAAATAAGAGAATGAAATCTGTTCATGATTCAATTGTGGCATTGCCCTGGTTTACACTGCCCTATGGGAAGGCCACCAAAGGTGTTGAACTGGTGCTGGAATCAGCCAGCCAGAACAAAGTTCATCTGGCACTGGATCACCCAGTTGCCAGGAAAGTGGTTCTGGCCTGCACCAGCCCTGCATTCAATTCCTTCACAGTAAAAAAGGTTGATGATGGTTTCCAGCTGGATCAGGCAGCTGTGGCACTGCTGGTTGATCATGGGTTTGTGCTGCCATCAGCTTTTCAGCTGTGCAACCTGGAAATGGTTGATCATGGGTTTGATCCAGAAATGATTGAACTGAACCTGGTGCATTCCTTCCCAGGTGTTGTTCCTGTGCATGTTTCCATTCCCATTGGTTTGGCCCTGGAATATGTGGAAGAAACTGTGCCTGGTGTTGATCAGTTCAAATACAGCATGAATGAAACCTGGGTGATGTTCCTGGGGGTGAAGATGGAACCCCAGGCATTTTTCACTGCCCACCTGGATGATGAAATGGCATCCAAAATTCTGGTTTTATACCTGGCAGAAAAGGTGGCTGGCAAACAATGGTGCAGCACCTGCAAACACAGGCTGGCACCTGAATACCTGGAACAGGAACCAGCATCCTGAAACATTTTCTGGCTTAACATCGTAAAAAAAGCCTGCATCTTTTTAAAAAGATGCAGGCTTTTTTTATATTATTAATTCACACATCTTTCTGATTTACTTCAAAGTATGAATGGCATTAATAATGATATAAACATGGCATGTGGCATGATGGGCACCAGAATGGAAATTTTTTATAATTTTATTGTTATTTTACTTTTTATCGGTATTGGGGTGGCCATTTGTTTCCCAGTTTTCCAGGAATACAGGAATAATTGGAGAATAAAAAGGCATTCCCAAAAGTATAGATTTTGGATTAACAAAAAAACCACAGATCATGCTGGAACAATTATCAACCACAAACCAGCCAACAGCCACCAACAAAAGATATTTCAATGATCAGGGTGGCCTGATGGCAAAGTATCTTATTTGGGGTGTGTTGGCCCAAATCATTTCAGGGGTAACAGAAGCCCTGGGGGTGGGCCTGTTTATGTATTCTGTTTTATCCACCTTCCTGCCCCCTACCCTATCAGCCTGGGTGGCTGGTGGCATTGGCCTGGTGTTTGCCCTATTCATGGAACTATTCATCAGGTCATCATTGACCACCCACACCAGAACATGGTATCACAGGAAAGAACAGCTGAATGATGGTATTGACTGGTTCATTTTTGGTATTGGCCTGGGCATCCTGGTGATCTTTGTTTGCCTTTCTGCATTTGCAAGCAAACAAGGGGCACATTTCAACCTGGAAGCAAACATGCCCACATATCAGGGCAAAAGCATTGCCCCCATCGTAGATGAATATGAAGTGGAACTGGAACGACTTCAAAACCAATACCAGGCAGATAAAGATTTAATTATGAGCAATTACAATGGCCTGGAAAGTGCTGCCATTGATGCTGAATTTCAGATCAGAAAGGGTTTGGAAAATGATGTGGCATACTGGAAAAAACAGGAACAGTTGAAGGGCAAAAGTTTTACCAGTAAAATACAGGCCATTCAGGATCAGATTGATGAAAGCCACAAACGCCAAACAGCTGAAGTGAAAAAACTATATGAAAACAAAAAATCAGAACTGGATCAGTTACTGGCCAGTAAGGATGCAAAAGAACAGGCAATCAGAACAACAAAGGCAACAAAAGAAGAAAATGTGGGCAATGAAAATGGTGATGGAAAGGCAACCTGGGATGCCTTTGTAAAATGGTTTGCCTGGCTGATCAGCCTGGTTGCAACCTGTTCTGTATTGATGTTTGTTCCTGTCCAGGTCAGTTACACCCTTTGGGCTGAAAAAGCTGGCCTGGAAACCAGAATCCTGGTTCCAGAGGAGTTTTTTGAAAGCAATTTGGCCCAGGAATTTACCCTGCTGTTGCAAATGATCTTTGCCAGGCCCATCAGGTGGGGTGTCAGAACTGCCATCAACAGTTTCCCAAATTTGCCAGAGATAAAATTGAAACTTTTTTACACTGGTGAAGATTACCAGTTCCACCAGAGAAAGGAAAAAAGAACAGGCCCAAATGGCAGCCAGAATGATGATCCTGGTGGTGGTGGCAGGGATGATGATGATGATGAAAAATCAACACCACCTGGTGGTTCAAATGGTGTTGATGATCAACATCAAAATGGTGTTGATCCTGGTGGTTCAAATGGTGTTGACCCTGGGCACAAAAATGGTGTTGATGATCAACATCAAAATGGTGTTGATCCTGGTGGTTCAAATGGTGTTGACCCTGGGCATAAAAATGGTGTTGATGATCAACACCACCCAGGTGATGTTGATGATGTTGATGATATTGATGATGATCAACAGGCAGCAGCCCCATCATCAACGCCAAAAAGTGGCAGGAAATCAACACCAAAACGTGGCAGGAAATCAACAGGTAGCAGCAAAAAAACTGTTAGAGGCAAATCCCTGTCGTCAACAGCTTTTCAGCCAGATCATCAACAGATAAAAGAACTGTTGAGTGAAGGTTTTCAAAGGATTGAAATGATGAATGGTGAACCCACCATCATTCATGTTGACAGGCAAACAGGTGAAATGAAAAAATTGAACGCTGCAAAGGTGGCCAGCAGCATTTCAACGTATAAACACAGGCATGAAAAAGCAGAGAAAGAATACATGAAACTGATGGCCCAAATGTCAACAGCCAAAAGCGATGAAGAAAAGGCAAAGATCAACACCAAAATTGAAGGCAAAATAAAGACTATCCAAACAAATCAAAATGGCTGGAATCTTTACATGCTTTACAGAAGGCTTTTGGATGAAATGGACAAAGGCAAAGTTACCATTTTGGATCAGCTGGATGGGTGATCAACCCCCTACCCTGTCAACATCCAAAATCAACATTGCAACATATTATAAATTTCAGTAATAAACCCTTTTAAGCTCAAACACAAAAAACTATAAATCAGCCAGTTAGGTACACTTTTTGTAAAAAATTTTGAATATTTCCACAAAAAGTGTACTTTTCTGGCTGGTAAAAATCGTTTATTTCCATTCGATCAATGCACCTGCCCACCTGAAAGGGTGGGCAGGTAGTTTAAAAAGTTTGTGTGATGATGTGTAAACCTTTCTGGCCACACCTATGGCCGACAGATCAAACTGATCACAAATCCTTCCTGGATAGGGTAGGGGGCATTTATTCACCCTTAAAATGCACTGCCCTATGATTAATACAGATTTTAGGCTAGTTAAAAAGGAACTGCCCCACATGGGGGTGGATGCTTTTTCCATCCTGATGGCAATAACCAGTTTTTTGGGCCATGCAAATGATGTGGCATGGCCTGGTGCTGACACCTTGCGTGAAATGTGCCCCACAATGGATGCTGATGGCAACCTAAAACCAATGAGTGTGAAACGGTTTTATTTAGCTGTGAAAACCCTGAAGAAACTGAACATGATCAAATCATGGCAGGTGAATGTAAAGGGTGAATTTGGCGGGATGCGTTACAGGGTAACAACAGAATACCTGGGCATTTATGTGAAGGCATCACAATACACCCTGACTGATCCAGATGATGGCAGGGAAGAACATGAAATCAGCCAGCAGGAAGAACAGAAGGGTGGGGGTGAACCGTTTGGTCAATATCAACCAAACGGTGTTGAACCGTTTGGTCAATATCCGCTAAACGCAAAACCGCTAAACGCAAAACCGCTAAACGCAAAACGACCAAACATAAATAATTACCAGAAGGGAAGTAATTACCAGAATGAAAGTAATTACCAGAATGGAAATGGGCCAAACCCAAAAAATGAAAATGGCAGGCAATTTGGTGATTCTGATCAGCCAGCCCACCCAGGAAGCCCCCCCCATGTTGCGGCCAACCCCCCCCAGCCACCCAGGCCCATGCACAAACCAATGGCTGATGATTACATGCAGGCCACAGAATTTTTTTGGGCCTGGATCATTGAACTGGGATACCTGCACATGATCAAACAAGGTGCTGGGGTTGATTATCCAGATGATGTGATGAAGGGGCTGTGCAGGCAGTATTTTACAAACCTTCAGCACCAGCAGAAACTGAACCTGATCTGGAACCCCTGTGATCTTTCCAATGTGGCTGGCCTGGAACAATGGGTGGCCAGGCACAAAAGGTTTGCAGATAACAGTAAACAGGCACCAGACAGGGCAGGGAACAATGCCCCCAGGGGCACAATTTCAGGTGACTATGATGCAGAAGGCAATTACATTGGCAAAACATTAAACACACAGGCATGATGGCAAAGGGGAAATCAAAAACTGAAACACCAGCCCCCAGCCTGGCTGAAATACTGGGTGGGGTTGATCCATCATCAGTGAAAGTGACACTGGAAGATGTTGAAGCTGGCAGGCTGCCCAGCCTGGAAGATTTGCAGCAAAGTGCAGCCAGGTATCACGAAAAAAGGAACGGCAAACAGAAACATGAACCTGAATCTGCAAAACCATACAGGCAACAGTTCACTGTGGCACCAGAAGAAAAGCCAGTGGATTTTGATGAACTGATGGGAAGGGCACAGGTCCTGGTTGCCAAAACCAGGGTGAAGGTTCCCAGGCCCTATGCCATCACCCTGGATGCAGCCAAACCCATATATTTCAAACTGCTGAAAGCCAGGCTGAACAAATCCATTGTGATTGATGGCAACATGAAAGGGGTGATAAACCAGCTGCTGGCATATTTCTGTGGGCACCCCTGCCCAGCCAGGCAGGTTGATGGGCATGAAATCCCTGAACTGAACCTGGGCAAAGGGATTTATCTGTGGGGTGCTGTGGGGGTGGGCAAATCAAAGATCATGGAAGCATTTTCAGACTTTTCAAAGGTTCTTCAGTTTAGGAAATTTGAAGTGTTTTCAGTTGATCAGATGGCAATGGAACTGCAAAGTGAAAAGGATGTGCAGATGATCCTGGAAAAACAATCTGGTGGCTGGCTGGCTGATGATATGTTTCTGGATCAGGAAACCAATGTATGGGGCAACAAAGTGGATGTTTCCAGAAAAATCATTGATGGGTATTACAGAAAAGGGTTCCCAGCTGGCAGGCTGATCCATTGCACCAGCAACATTGCCCCTGATAAGATTGGCAACCAGGTGAATGATTTAAGGTTCACCAGCAGAATGAATGAGGTTTTTAATTATGTTTTTATAAAAGGCTCAAATAAAAGAAATGGTTAATAAAGTGATTTTGGCAGGAAACCTGGGGGGTGATCCTGACCTGAAACAAACCCCAGGTGGCAACCTGGTTTGCAATGTTTCGATTGCCACCAGTGAAAATTGGAAAGATCAGAATGGTGAATGGCAATCATCCACTGAATGGCATGACCTGGTGGGGTGGGGTAGGATGGGAGAAAACATGGGTGCAGCCCTGAAAAAAGGGATGGCAGTTTATGTGGAAGGCAAGCTGGTGAACAATACCTGGCAGGATGCTGAAGGGAAGAACAGAAGGAACACCAAAGTGCAGGTTTCCATGTTCAGGAAACTTTCAAAACCATCCAGTGGGGGTTCTGGCAGCAATGAACCTGGTTATTTCCCAGGGGCAAATGATGAACCAGATTTTGTGTGATAAAGAAATGCCATGTTTTATTTTGATCACTATGAACCAGGGTTCTTTTTTCAAGGCCCAAAGTTTTACATTCTGGATGATACCCAGGTGATTGAATGCCATGACATTCATCAGTGGAATCAATGGATGGATGATCCTGTAAATAGGTTTGTGGGGTTCAACTGTTCTGCTGATGGCATTGCTGATGTAAGTACAGTTTTTCTGGGGTTTTGCCTGGCCTGGCTGGGCAGCACCCCCATCCTTTTTGAAACCAGGGTGTTTGGTGGCATTTTTGATGATCATGCAAAAAAATATTCAACCTGGCAGGATGCTGTGGAAGGGCACCAAAAGATCACTGGCATTGTTAATTCATTCAGTCAAAACTGAAACACATGGCATTTGATCCTAAAAAATATCCAGATCACTGGGAACATCTGAAAGCCCTGGTTTGGCAAAGGGCTGGTGGCAGATGTGAATACATTTCCCATGATGGCACCAGGTGCAACTGCACTGCTGGTGCTGAAGGTTTCAGGGATGATGCTGGGCACTTTATCCAGTTTGCTAAAGGTGCCCAGGGCAGGGCAGAAAAGTTGAAAGCAGAAGCCCTGGGGTTTAAACCTGTAAAGATCATCCTAACTGTTGGGCACATGGATCAGGATGAATGGAATGATGAAGTAAAGCTGGATAGGCTGAAACTTTGGTGCCAGAAACACCACCTGAACCATGATCAGGAAGATAATCAGGAAAGAAAGCTGGTGAAAAGATACAAAAACAGCCTTTTCCCTTATTACTACACAAAGAACCCTGAATATGGCATGGACTGAAGCCCAACTGGCAAAACTGGGTGGCAAGGTTAAAACAGCCCCCAGCAAAAATGATGCTGCCCATACAGTGAAGCTGGTGAACATCTGGGTTGAATTTAGGGGGTGTTTGGAACTTCACCAGGTGCCTGAAAGCCAGCCTGAAATCATTGCCATCTGGAAACAGCACCAGGTGCCAGCACCAAAATCAAAAGTGGGAAAATAAAAGGGCTGTGATTGGAAAAAGTTTTAAATAAATTTATCTTTGAGTTGTGAATCATTGATTTTTAACAACCTTGGAAAGTTGGGTTGTGTTGTGGGGGTGGGGTGCAGCAGAACAATAACAGGCACTTTCTTTCATTCTCTTATTACTTATAGCTTTTGCCAACCCCCCACTGATTCTGAATTAAAGAACACATCATACCAAGCTATTTAACCAAACGTGGCCAGGGGGTTCCAACCTTCCTGGCTTTTTTAATTTAATTACTATCATGAGAAAATTTGCATTGATCATTTTCTGTTCCTGCCCATTGCTTGTTTTTGCCCAGGCAAAGATGGCCACAACTGATGAAGGTGAAAGGGTTCAACTTTCACCCGATCACACATGGCAATATTACCAGGATACTGTTCTGGCTGGCTGTTCCAAGCTGATCAGAACCCACAGTGATGAAGTATCTGGCATTGCCAGGGAAGGGTTTGCCAGATTCATCAACATCATTGATGGCACCAGTGGGGTGGGGGTTTCTATGATCCAGGCCAGTAAAAAAAACCAGTATCTGTTTATTCTTTCTGTGGTTGAAAGTTCCAGCCCATCCTGTATTCCAGAGGGTGCCAGCTGCCTGATCCTTTTCACCGATGGCACCAGGATGATGGTTTCAAATGATACCAGGTTCAATTGTGATGGTGTTTTCACTGCCAGGCTGAACATGGATCAGTTCACCCAGTGGAATGGCCTGGCAGCAAAACAGATAAAGATCATTAGGATTCACACCAGCACTGGTTTTGTGGAAGTGAACCCCACAAAGGAACAGGCACTGGGCATTCAACAAAGTGCCCAGTGTTTGATAATGGGGTAATGTTGGGCAATTGTTTTTTGATCATTGGGGTGCAATCGAAAGGTTGCACCCCTTTTTTATTTCTCTAATTGTATGTTTGCCCCTGTTTTCGTACATTTGAAATTATTTACACTTTTTCCACAAAAAACACTTTAGAGTGCAAAAAACTTCAGTAACATGGTAAAAATTTCAGATCAACCAATGATGAAAGCAGGTGAAAGGCCATCAGCCCTGACAATTGAAGATGTGGCACCATTTTTCATTTCAGACAAACTGGAAGTGAAGCTGGAAAGCCCATTCAGGCTGCACAGGCTGCAATACAAGGGTGACAGGTATTATTATGAAATGTGTGAAGATGAACAGGGGCAACCATTCCCAGTGTGGTATCTTTCAGTTACTACATTCACCAAACGTTTCATGCATTCCACATCAAATGCATTCCTGAACACCTGGAAAGAAATGATGGCTGAACAGATTGGCAGGGATGAAACAAAAAAATATGTGGGTTTAACTGCTGACTATGGCACCATTTGCCACATCATTCTGGCTAACATCATAAAGAATCAATACTATGATGATACAGAAACACCTGATGTTGTGGCTGACTATATGATTGACAACAAAATTGATTTTGCCCATTTTCCCTGGTGGGTTGATGACATTGGAAATGATGCACTTTCATTCATGCAGTTCCTGCATGAAAAGGAAGTGAAAGTGGTGGCAGTTGAATTTCCCATCATCTGGAAAGGCAAAGGGGTGGGGGGCACCATTGACCTGGTGGCCTGGGTGAAGTTTGGAAAAAAATGGGTGCTGGCAATCATTGATTTTAAATCAGGCAGGAATGGTTTCTGGGAATCGCATGAAGCCCAGCTGCACCTGTATAAGGAAGCCTGGAACAGCAATTTTTCTGAAATGGGCCTGGCAGTTACCCATGTTTTCAACTGGGCACCAAAAAACTGGCGTGATAAACCAACATACCACTGGAAAAACCAAACTGATTCACCCCAGGCTGAATTGATGCCTGGTTATTTAAAGGCATTTGAACTTTTGGGTGGCAACACAAAAATGGACAGAACCAGGTTACAGATCACACAGCCCATAAATGTGGGGGAATCAACTGAAGGCAAATTTACCCTAAAAACCTATGATCAAATAGCTGTGGAAAACTACATCAGAAAACACATTGATGAATAATTTTTTATCACATAAAAACTTCAGTAACATGGGAAAATTGACAGGCATAATTGAACAGGATTTACCACTGCCATCAAATAAGAAACCCCAGCAGGGGGGCACCAGGCTGGCTGTGGCTGGCAAAATAAAGGTGGGGTATAAAACCAAAGATGGGCTGCCAAAATCGCTGGATTTCTTCAGGTGTGATGCAGAACCTGTTTACCAGGAAATGTTTTATCAGGCCCTGGGCAAAAAGCCTACCAGGATACCTGTGATTTTTCTTTCAGATGACCCTGCACACAGCTGTAATGTTCGGTATGAGTTAAGGGATAACACAGGGGCATTGTTCGTGAAATCTGATGGCAGGCATTTTGAAATCAGCCAGGGCACCCACTGGGCAACATTCACCAGGGAACAGGTTGTGGCCAAATACCAAACCATTGAAGGGTTCATGGATCAGGCACTGGAACACAGCAAATCAACCACAGGGTGGGCTGTTCGTTTGAACTTGCGTTTTTTGATTCCTGCAATTCAGAATTTTGTGGCTGAATGGACTTTCAGCACAGGTGGGGTAAAATCCAGCATTGAACAGGTCACTGGTGCATGGTTCCATGTTCTGGAAACAGCAGGCACAGTTCAAATGATTCCATTTGATCTGGTGGTGAAGATGGCAAAATCTGACAGGTCAGGCAGCAAATCCAGGTTCCCAGTGGTGAACCTGATACCCAATTTCAGCCTGGAAAATATGCAGGTTGTCAGAAACTTCATTGAAGCTGGGATGCAGGTGTGGCAGGCAGGTGTTCTTACAGCTGATAAAATACAGGCCCTGAAGGAAGGCAATGTGCCAGGGCTGGATCAGCCCAAACAATTGGCAGATGGGAAGGAAACCACAGGAACAGGTTCAGATTGATGTGAAGGCTGGCAGGCTGACACCTGCCAGCAAAACTGATTTACAGGCTGTTCTGGATATTATCAAACAGACAGATGGGGGGTATCTGGTGACAGTTACCCCCCTTTCCCGTAAATATACCCCATCCAGATATAAATATTATTTTGATTGCATCATGGGCCTGGCCTTTCCTGTTGCCAGAAAGTTCTGTGGCTGGAATATCAGGGGGGCATTTGTTCCTGTTTCCAGCCCCACAAACCTGCATGAATGGATCAAAATCAGGTTCAACCCCAGGCAGTGGGTTGATCCTGTAACTGGTGAAACCAGGATCACAGGGGCATCAACCACAGAACAAACAGATGGCCAGTTCATTGATGAATTTCAGATGGAAATCATGGCATATTTTGCACAGGAACCCTTTTTCATAGATTTCCCTGGATTTGAACAGTGGCAGGCCATGCATGAATCAAAACAATGGTTTACCTTTAAGAAAAATTTTTTATCAAACTTGAATACACTATGAAACAAAGTTCTGTAAACAAGGGCCTGGCAGCAGGTGTGGTTCTTTCCCTGGCTGCTGCTGGCTTTAATTTAATGGATCAGCCTGCCCAGGTGCAGGTTCCTGATGAACCACAGCAGGTGGTTTATTATTCAACTGAAGATACTGCATCAGAAGGCACTGTGCCATTCACCAGGGTTGAAAGAAAAAAGGAAGAACAGCCAGGTGCAGCCATCCTGGAAAAGTGGAAGCTGTTTCATGTTTCTGTGGGCCTGAAGGTGGTTCATGGCAGCCAGAAAATGTTTGATGATGAATACAACAGGGATATTTACCTGCTGCTGAAAAATGACCCTGATCAGGTTCTGGCAGTGAAATACCTGAAACTGACAGGCCGGCTGCCTGTTCTGGATGAACGCCAAACACTTCAGGTGACCGATTTTTATTATTATCACATTGCAGATGTGTTGAAGCCAGCCAAAGAATCACCAGTGCTGGATATTGGCAGCCTTTCAGATCGTTAGATTTTTCATATTATGTTTGTATGTTGAAGCCTGCCCCCCCCCTGATAGGGTGGGGGGTGGGCTTTTTCATTTTAGTGATCACTATAAGGGCTGTTATTTTGTGTAAAAGGGAAAAACATTCCCTTTTTTCTCTAAAAAGTTTATATTTGTGTGAATAGTTGCTGGAATTTTGGGAAATAGTTTCCAAAGTGGGGCTGGGTGATGATGCCCAGCCCCCCATTTATCAAAAATTGAAACACTATGCAGGTTAAAATGGTAACTGCCCAGGAAGTGAACCTGAAAGATTTAGAACAGGCACAAAAGGCCATTGAACAAAATCAAAGGTTCCAGGAAAGGATTGATGCAAATATCAGGGAAAAGAATGAAGAACTGAAACAGTTACAGGCCTCATTCGTAGAAAATGAACTGGCCATCAAAAACGATTTGGTTAAACTTGGTGAAACCAGGCTGGCTGCTGAAATGGAAATCATTAAACTGAATGCCCTGATTGAAGGGTATCAGGCAGCAGCCAAAGATGTGGCATAATGAAAAAGGGGGGCAGTTTACCAATTTCAGAAATGTTTTACAGCCTTCAGGGTGAAGGCATCACAGCTGGGGTTCCAGCCTTCTTTGTACGTTTGAAGGGCTGCAACCTGATGTGTGGGGGGTATGGGGCAAACAAGACAGGCAGCCCACAGCCTGGTGCCAGCTGGATTTGTGACACCATTGATGTTTGGATGAAAGGAAGCTGGAAAACATTTGATGAAATCTTTGCTGAACTGTCACCCCTTCATTTTTTTTCTCGCATTAAATCTGGTGCCCACCTGATCATCACAGGTGGTGAACCTATGATGCACCAGGAAGAAATTCACAACTTTATCAGGGCAGTGGCTGCCCAAAACAAACAGTTTCCACTGGTTGAAATTGAAACCAATGGCACTTTTACCCCCATCCCTGAAATGCTGGTAACTGTGCCCAGGTGGAATGTTTCACCCAAACTTTCCAGTTCAGGGATGGCAAAAACTTTAAGGTTCAACCGGAATGCATTGGAAGTTCTGGCCAGCCACAGGGGCACCACCTTTAAATTTGTGGTTGCCAGCCACAAAGATTGGCAGGAAATCCTGGATGATTTCATATCACCTGGCCTGGTTGCCAGGCACCAGGTTGTTCTGATGCCAGCAGGTGCCACACAGGAAGAACTGGAAAGAACCAAAGAACTGGTGGCTGATATTTGCAAGCTGCACACCATCAGGATGTGTGGAAGGATGCACATTGAAATTTGGAACCAGAAAACAGGGGTTTGAAATGTATATAATATCAAAAGAATTTTCATTTGAAGCTGCCCACAGGCTGGGCAAACAATACCAGGGCAAATGCAACAACATTCATGGGCACAGCTGGAAATGCCTGGTGAAGGTTTCCTGCAACAAACTGGATCAATATTCAATGGGGTTTGATTTTGGCGATTTGAAAGCCATCCTGAAACCCATTGAAGATGAACTGGATCATTGTATCATGCTGGTGAAATCAGATGAAGAACTGGTGAAGGCAATGGGTGCCTGGGGTATGAAAAAGGTGGTGTTTCTTCAGAACCCCACCAGTGAAGTGGTGGCAAAGTACATTTATCAGAAGGTGCAGAAGGAATTGCCAGATCATGTGAAAATGCATTCAGTGCTGGTGAATGAAACCTGCACCAGTGGTTGTGAATACACAGAAAACTGATCAGCACAATGGGGGAACAGCTAACAACACCAGCAGAAGTGCTGGCAGCCTATCAAACCATCATTCAGTTCCTGGGGTATGATTTGAATGATGATCATCTGAAGGATACACCCAAACGTTGTTTGAATTTTTTGCAGGAATTTTTTCAGCCTGAAATGTTTGCATTCACCACATTCCCTGCTGAATCCTATGCAGGCAACCCAGTGGTGGTGCAGCCCATCCCATTTTTCAGCATGTGCAAACACCATCTGTTGCCTTTCTTTGGGGTGGCTGCTGTGGCGTACATTTCCAGTGATCGAATTGTGGGCCTTTCAAAGATTCCCAGGGTGGTTGAATTGTTTGCCAGAAGGCTGCAAACACAGGAAGAATTAACAAATCAAATCTGCCATTATCTGGATCATCACCTGGAACCACAGGGTGTGATGGTGGTGACAAAAGCCAGGCACCTGTGCATGGGCATGAGGGGAATAAAAAAAGATCAGGCAGAAACCACAACCCTTTCACACAGGTGCAGCCCTGAAGATGCTGCCCACCTGATGGAACTGATAAATGTTTGATAAAAAAAGATGTATAAATTTGCATGATACAGAAAAAGTTTAGAGATTTGCTGATGTTGAAAATGATTGATAATAAATAAACCTTCAGTAACATGAAAAACAACATCATCACAAATCTGGACTTTTTGAAAGTGGGTGCATTTGACCTGATCAAAGTAAAAGACATTGACAGGGCAGCCATCATTGAAGCATTGAAAGGGCATGGGGTTGAACCAAACCTGAAAAGCAATACAGCCAGGCTGGGTGCCCAGTTGCGTAAATTGAACAGGCAGGCCATCCTGGATGAACTGCTGGAACGCTTTGGCCCTGATCACTATGAAATTGCAGTGGTTGAAACCATGACAACAGAAAAGCTGGCATGGCAGCTGCACAGTATCAGGCAAAGGGATAAAGAAATGGCAGCACTGAAAGCCCAGGAATCTGAAAGGAAGGATGCCAGGGCAGAAAAAGACCCCAGGGGCAGGAAGGCTGAACGGGTTCTGGTAACAGGTGCCATGAAAGAAGTTCTGGCAATGAATGTGCCTAAAAGGAATAAATTCAGAATGCTGGATCAGCTGGGAATGCCGGCCATGCAGATTGCAGAACTGGTTCCTGCCAGGCCAGCTTTTGTTTATAATGAATTAAGGGGTGTTTATGACAGGCACAAAGTGCAGGTGCAGGTGGAAGGGTATCAGATCACCCTGGTTTACACTGGTGAACAGCAGGATGAAAAGATGCTGAAAGGCAGGATTGAAAAGCTGTTCAATGAAGGTGGCATGGGTGTGGTGATGGATTCCTGCCCTAATGTTCAAGTGAAAAAGGAAATCAGGAACCAATGGCTGGAAGCATTGACAACAGAAAAGGTGACAAACTTCAACTGGAAACAGAAGTAATTACATTCAACCTGGTTGAAGGGTTCCACCAGTGGGGTGGGGCACCAGATCAGGTTGCCTTTTTAAGGCACAGGCACAGGCACACCTTTCACATCAGGTGTGCCTTTCCTGTTTTACACAATGACAGGGAAAAGGAAATATTTATCCAGCAGTGGAAAATCCAGGATCACATTGCTGCCAGGTGGGGAACCCCAGCAGAATTTCAAAACCTATCCTGTGAATCCATTGCAGAAGCCCTGCTGAAAGATTTGGGGTGTTCCTGGGTGGAAGTGCTGGAAGATGGGCAGGGTGGTGCAAAAGTCCTTAAAAAGGCTAATTGATGAAAGTGCATTTTGCAGGTGAAAGGGAAATGTGTGGCATCAACTTGTTAAGGGCTGGTGTTCGGTATAGATTAATGAGTTTTTTTGATGTAAGGGAAAGGAACAGGGGTGATTCCATTGAAACCCTGAATCAGTTTGCCCATGTGATCATTGACAGTGGTTTGTTCACTTTCATGTTTGGGCAGAAGGCAGGCACAGTGATGGATGAACCTTTCCTGGATGATTGGCTGGAATCCTATGTGGAACACATCAACAGGAACCCTTTTCAAAATGCCCATTTTGTTGAACTGGATGTGCAGAAGAAAACAGGGGTTGATGCTGCATGGCATTACAGGCACCTGATGAAAGAAAGGATCAATAAAGGTGGCATCATCAATGTTTACCACCTGGAAGATGGCAACCCTGATGCATTGATTGATCATGCAGATTACATTGCAATATCAGTGCCAGAATTAAGGGCTGAACTATCTGACAAAGAAAGATTGAAAGTTACCAGCTATATTTCCACCAGGGCAAAAAGGAAAGGGAAGAAAGTTCACCTGCTGGGCTGTACTGAAGTAAAGTATTTGAAGCAGTTCAGCTTTTGTGATACCTGTGATTCCACCAGCTGGCAAAGTGCATATAAATTTGGGGTATTGAGAACCCAGGCAGCAGGTGCCATGCACATCAGGCAGATCAGGAACCAGGTGGGGGGTGAAATTGACCCTGCAAATGAAGTTTATTGGTCAGCCCTGGCAGCCCTGCATGATTACAGAAGGTTTGCTGGGAACCAGGATTAATTGAAACACTATTCCTGGCACATGCCAGGTTGAAACACTATGAACACACAACTGGAAAAGCTGGGGTGGATGGTTCTGCCCCTGGAAAAGATGGTGAAGGCATCCTGGAACTATAAGGATGAAGATTCCAGGAAATCAAAAAAGCTGAAAGGCAACCTGCAAAAGAATGGACAGGTTGAAAACCTGATTGTTAGGCAATTGGAAGATGGGCTGTTTGAGGTTGTCAATGGCAACCACAGGTATGATGATATGATGGCACTGGGATGGGAAAGTGCTGTGGTTTACAATGCTGGAAAGATCAGTGATGCAGCAGCCAGAAGGCTGGCCATTGAAACCAATGAAACCAAGTTCCCCACCAATAATTTGATTTTGGCCAGCCTGATTGAAGAAATCAAACTGGAATTTAATGATGATGACCTGGCAGCCACCCTGCCTTTCAGTGAAGCTGAACTGGAAGGAATGGTGGGGCTGCTGTCTTTTGATTGGAGTGATCCAACACCCCTGGGGGTTCCTTCTGGTGATCAGGAACCTGGTGGTGATCTTTTGCCTGGTGATCAGGAACCTGGTGATGGGGTAGGGGCACCAGCTGGTGATCCAGGTGATGATGATGGGCAAACTGTAAAGCTGATCATTGAAGTGGAACTGCATGAAAAGGCACATTTGAGGAAGGAAATTCAGGCTGTTTTGAAAAGGTTCAACACAGCTGTTTTGATCAATTAACTGGGATATAACTGGGATAAAACAGGAAATCATGCCATTCAAAAAAGGTAATGAGATAGGGAAAGGAACCAGGTTCAAACCTGGTGAAGATTGGCAGGGTAATTCAGAAGGCAGGCCAGTTGGAAGTACAACTGTGAAAACCCAGCTGAAATTGCTGCTGGAAGAACTGGACAAAAAAAGCCAGGTTGCAGCAGGGGCAAACCCTGATGAACTGGTGCCAGATGCCACCAGGCCCATTGCACAGAAGCTGATAAAGATGGCATTTGGTGATCAGTACAATGGGGAAAAGATAACATTTGATCAAACCCTGAAGGCACTGAATGCCCTGATGGATAGGATGGAAGGGAAACCCACCCAGATGATGGGCAGCCCTGAAGATCATCCACTGACATTCAGTGTGAAATGGGCAGGTTTAAAGGATGTTTGAACCAAGTGAAAAACAGGAACAGGCACTGCTTTATCTGTATGATGATCAAACCAACTTTGTTGGGTATGGTGGTGCAGCTTTTGGTGGGAAATCTTACCTGCTGTGCCATTGGATTTGCCACATGGTTCATTTATACCCTGGCACAGGCTGGGGAATATGCAGACGGGAATTAACCACCCTAAAGAAAACCACCCTGATAACCCTGTATAAAGTGTTCAAAGAAGTGGGGTTTATTGAGGGTGTGCATTATAGGTTTAATGGGCAGCTGAATGTGTTCACCTTTTACAATGAAAGCCAGATTTTTCTGATTGATCTGGCATATAAACCCAGTGATCCTTTATTTACCAGGCTGGGGGGGTATGAACTGACAGGTGCAGCAGTTGATGAAAGCGCAGAAGTTCCAGCAGATGCCATTCAGATACTGTTCACCAGGCTGGGCAGAAGGCTGAACCATTTTTATGGGTTGAAAAAAAAGCTGCTGGAAACCTTTAACCCTGCAAAAAACCATGTTTATAACAGGTACTGGAAACCATTCAGGGATGGCACCCTGAAGCCCACCTATCAGTTTATCAGGGCACTGCCAACAGATAACCCTGCCCCTGAAGTTACAGACTATGTTCAGGGCATCCTGGATAATGCTGATCAGGTTACCATCCAGCGTTTGATATACGGGAACTTTGAATATGATGATGATCCAGATGCACTTTGCACCTATGATGCCCTAACTGATCTGTTTGAAAACCATCATGTTCAGCCTGATGAAGAAAGGGCAATCATTACTGCTGATGTTGCCATGCAGGGCAGTGATAAATTTGTGGTTTATGTGTGGCATGGGTGGGTGGTGGCGGCTGTGTATGTATTTGAAAAGCTGGGTGGCCAGGATGTGGTTGAAAAGCTGAAGGAAATCAAAACCAGGCACCAGGTTTGGAGCAGCAGAATTGTTTATGATGCTGATGGTGTGGGTTCTTTTATTGGATCATCTGGTGGATTCTTTAAGCCTGCCAAACCATTCCACAACAATGCCAGGGCACTGAAAAAAGAAAATTACCAGAACCTGAAGGCACAATGTGGTTTCAGGATGGCAAAAAGGATCAATGCCAGGCAGGTGTTCATCAATGCCCAGGTTCAGCCAGGTGTGAAAGAAATCATGCTGGAAGATTTTGGGGAACTGAAAAGAAGGAATGCTGATCAGGATGGCAAACTGCAACTGAAAAGAAAACAGGATATGATCACTGACCTGGGCAGGTCACCTGACTTTCTGGATGCTTTAATCATGCGAGAATATTTTGAACTGTTGCCTGCACCCCAGAAACGCAAAACTAAAACAGTCAGAATGAAAGGATACTGATTTTTTATCATACAATTTTGAAACACAATTTTGAAACACTATGAAAGACTTTAAAGAACAGTTGATGGATTTGGTGGTGGCTGCTGTAAAGGAAGATGGCCTGCACCCCCAGTTTGCAAAGGATTTGGGTTCCCTGGCCATCAGGTATTTCCCCACTATGAGAACAGCAGTGATGACAACAGTTAACCCTGCCAGGTTTGGCACAGGGGCACCTGAAGTGGATACCACCACCACAAACACCTGGGTGCATCCTTCTTTAAGGGATGAAGCCCCTGCACCAGTAAAAAAAAATACTGCTGTGGACAAAAGCCCAACAGCTGGCACTGATCAGCCTGATGGTGATGAACTGCCATTTGAATCTGATCTGCCTGTGGATGAATCTGAAATGACCCTGGAACAACTGAAGGAACTGGGGGCTGAACAGATATTTGCAGCCTATTTTGGGAATGACCTGAAAAGAATCAGGGAATGGATGGTGGAACAGCTTGGCATTGATGTGGCTGCCAACAGCAGAAAGAAAGCCACCCTGGATGCCCTGGATCAGTACCTGGCAGAAAACTGATCACTGATGTATCAGATTGAACTGGAAGGCAAAGGGGGGGTGGTTTCCTTCCCTTTCCCTGAACAGCCCAGTGAAATTTTGCTGAAAAATTTCATTGAGTTTGAAAAGGCATTTGATGCCCATCAAAAGTGGCTGGAACAGATGGAAGGGGTGCCAGTTGATGATGTTGGGTTCATGCTGGAATACATCAGGCAGATCATGAACCTGGTGGGGTGTATCATTGGCGAAGATGCAGCCCCCCAGGTTCCATTGGGGAATTTCCATCAGCACCTGGCAAACCTGGTGGGTGCTGGTGATCTTTCCCAGGTTGACCTGAAGGGGGTGAAAAACACCCTGTTTGCCCTGTATGTCAATATCTGGATGGTGCTGAAAAAATACAAACCCAGGGTGTTTTTGGATAATGATTTCACTTTCACCCACAAAGGTGAACAGTTTTACATTGGCCGATCTTTCAAAGATGCTGTGACAAAACAGGAAGTATTTGAAACCACCCCCACCATCCAGGTGGTGGAATCACTTGAAGCCTGGCGGCTGTTTGAAAAACAGGCAGAAAAAGATGAAGGGGGTTCATTCCTTTATACCACCATCCTGAAATTGATTGCCTGCCTGGCCAGGAAGAAAGGGCACCAGTTCCCCAGAACTGACAGTGAAGCAGAAAGGCACATCAATGAAATGCTGGTGTTCTTTGCTGATATTGATATGCAAACAGCCCTGGATGTAAGGAATTTTTTTTTTTCATACATCAAAAGCCTAAAAGCAAATGAGCGTTTAAGGTGGTTTTTTAAGCCACCACAAAGGGTGGGCAAAAACATTGATGAACAAAGGGCAATCAGCGAACATGAAAGCAGGAACAGGAACCTGTTCAACAGGGTGGGATACAGGTATATTTATCACAGGGTTGAAAGCAGTGGCAAGTTCACAGGGCTGGCTGAAACCCCATCTGCCAGTGTTCGTTTGGCACCCTTTGAAGATGTGGTGGCTGCCATCAGCATTGAAAATGCCCTGGCTGATTAATTGTTTGATATAAAAAAACAAGGCAATGAATAAGAATGATTTTTACAGGCTGCTGGCACAGGCAGTTCAATTTTCACCTGATGTGCCAGGTGAAAAGATTGAAAGCCTTCAAACCTTTGGTGTTGTTCGGTCAATGGCTGAAGCCAGCACCACAAACCTGGGCAAAACCATCCTGGATAAAGATGGGCCTTTTTTCTTCTCTAAAAAATGGAATGCCCTGGGCAGCCCTGCAAATAATGTGGTGTTTGAATATCCTGCACTGTTGGTTGTGGATAGGTTTGGCAATGCCAGTGGGTTGTTCACCAATAAAATTGAAGTGGGTTCAAACATCCAGCTGGCAGCACTTTATCCAAACGTGGAAAAGCTGGAAGATACCACCCTGAAGGCAATGTGCAGCCAGGTGCCCATCCCTGAAATATATTCCAGGATGAATGCCCTGCTGCTGGCTGCCCTGAAATACGTTTCAGGGGCAATTTATGCCACAGTGGATGGATCACCAGGGTGGCACAATAAAGCCCAGCTGGATGCAGCCCTGGCAGCTGCTGAAATTGGTTCATACATTTTGCATGAAAAGGAAACAAATGCATTCAAAAAACGTATGACAACGGCAAACACACAGGCAGATATTGGTTACATTGATGATGCTGGTTCTGATCTGTTGTGTGGTGTCAGTTATACCATCACCTTTAAAGAGGTTTTTTGTGATGCATCAGTGTATGATTTTGATGTGGCAAACTGCTGTAATTTATTTTGATGTTTGGTTTCTGCTACACATGGGCATGTTCCTGTGTTCATTTGGGCTGGGCTGGATCATTGCCAGTAAAAGGGGCAAAAGGGTTGAAGCTGAACTGCTGAACAAATTAAATTCATTGGTTTATGTTGGAACAGTTTATGATCCAGGATTTACCCCAGGTGATGGAAATAATGATGGCAAACCTGGTGAAGGAATTGAAAAAGGAACTGGAAGAACAGGGGCACAAATTATCAGGCAGGCTGATCAACAGCATTGATTTCAAAGTGACATTAAACCCCTTTGGCATCCAGGGTGATGTTTATTTTTTGCCCTATGGCAAAATCCTGGAAACAGGGGTGAAGCCTGCCAGGATTCCTTTTTCAGGCACCAGGAAGGGTGGGGGCAGGGGTTCCAGCAAATACATCCAGGCACTGATTGGATTTTTCCAGGATAGGGGGTTCCCAGAAAGAAAAGCAAAGGGGCTGGCATTTGCCACAGCCTACACCCACAAAAGGGAAGGAATGCCAGCCCAGGGTTCAAAAAGGTTCAGCAGCACAGGTGAAAGAACTGGATTCATCACCAGGGTGGTTGAAAGGGAACAGCCCAAAATTGTGGCAACCTTTCAGCGTTTGGCAGCTGATAAAATTCAGGTCAGGCTGCTAAATATTGCATCAGCACTTCAGGCTGCATAGTTTCACCCATTCCCAGGGTGGCCTGCCCTGTGCTGTAAATGATGCAGAACTGAAGTTCCAGGGCATTTACAGCCATTTGTGGAGTTGAATTTGCAAAATGTTTGCCCAGGTATTCAGCCAGTTTAAAATCCCTGTAAAAGGGCTGATGGGGGTTCCCACTGCCTGGCACATCTTCTGGGGTGATCCTTTGGTGCTGCATCTTTTCAATGGCTTTTTCAGCATATCCCAGCAGCAGGTTCACATCCTGCACCCTGTGCCCTGCCTGCCATTCAAATACCACAACATCTTCAGGTGCAGCTGGCATGATGCACTGGATCAGGAATCCATCAACAGTGGATTTGATTTCCAGGTTAAACAGGCCAGCCTGCCACCTGGTGAAGGTGCCCCCAATAGGGGCTGGGTTCAGTCGTCGAATTTGGATCATGTGAAGTGGATTTGGTTGATAAAAATAACTCTAATGGAAATATTTTCCAAACCACATTTTTTGAGTGAAAAAAATATCACCCGAAATTTGCATGATAACAAAAAATATTAGAGATTTGGTTCCAGAAATGATTGATAAATAAAACTTCAGTAACAATGGAAAACAGATTCAATAAAATTCAGCAGATGATCCTGGATGCCAACATGGGCAAAAAGATCAATTTTTATAATGGCCTGGGGGAATTATCCACAGGCTACATTCAAGGGGCTGACCTGGTGGGCAGTGAACGTTTTTTTATTTACAGGGTGTCAATTGCAAAGAACCCAAAGGGTGAATTTAACATGAACAATGGCAGGTGGTTCTGGGTGCCCCCCATCAATGTTATTTTTTAATTTACCTATAAATATCCTGCTGTTTTCCCCTGCTGGTGCCACCTGGTGCCAGTGGGGGTTTTTATTTTAAAAAAGGTGAAAAAAATATCACCTGGAATTTGCATGATACAAAAATAAGTTAGAGATTTGTTTCATCATTGATTCACAAACAAACTTCAGTAACATCATGAAAAAGCAGAACAACATCACAGCAGCACAGAAGGCACACAATGCAAACATGAAAAAGGTGGTTACCCTGGCAAATAACCTGGTGGCACTGGGATGGAACAGAAGCGATGCCATGAAAGAAGCCCACAGCAGGGTGGCTGAAATGGCAAACATGCAGGTGGTGAAGTGGGAAAAGAAGGATGGCACACAGGCCACCAGGGTGATTGCTGAAAATTGGTTTGACTATGTGACCGTAAAAGGATCAGGCAGAAATGCCATTCACTGGGTTGTGGCTGACTTTTCAAAGGTGGTTGATTCCCAGGTGGTGGCAGGCAAAAAATCTTATTACAGCCCAGTGATCAGCATTATCAGGGAAAACATAAAAGCAGCATAACAGGGTGGGGTGGGGGTTCCACCAGGTGCCCCCACACCCTGATCATTTATCAAAATTGGAACACATGGAATGAAATCAGGGCACTGTTGGTTCAGGGTATTTACCTGGCCAAAACAGTGGTAAAGGTCAGGCAGGCAAAGTTTTCATTGCAGGTACTGATCAGGAACAGTGGGCTGGATGAAAGCCTGTTCAATTCAAACCTTTACCTGATGGAACAGGAATTTTTCAGCCCTGAAGAAATCAGGTTCATGGTTGCCATCAGCAGGGCAGGCAAAATGGTGCAACTGGTTAAACTGGATGATGGCAGGATGGTGCCCTGTTTCTGGATCAGCAGGAAAGGTGCCCAGGCTGATTTGGCAGCCCAGGGTTTCAACCTGTCAGCCCTGGAAGTGGGAAGGAAACACAATGCATCTTTTTTCTACCTATCAATGAAACCTGTGGCAGAAATGCCCGTATAACAAACCATGTTGGCAGGGGGAAACCAACAGCAGGAAGGGCACCCATCAGTGGGTGCCATTCCTGGTTTTGATTGTACTGCTTTTTCATGCTTTGGTATATTATTTTTCACGCAACATGGAAGTGAAGTTGGATTGATGCCACCACCTGGTGGCATTTTTTTTGCCATCAGTGAAAAAAATATCACCTAAAATTTGCATGATACAAAAAAGGATCAGAGATTTGTTTCATCAATGATTCACAAACAAACTTCAGTAACATGCAAACAGATCAAAACACCATCATCAGCATCCTGGCAGATATTGAATCCATCAGCACCCAGATCATGGGCCTGCAATCTGACCTGGAAGAAATTCAGGAAGAAATCACCAGGCTGGAATCACTGGGTTTGATTGAAAAGGCAGAAGGCTGGGCAGAAGAACTGAACAGCATCAGTGCCCAGATGGATGACCTGGAAGATGAACTGGCAGCCCTGAATGAAGAACTGGAACTGGCACAGAAAGAAGTGAAGCTGGCAGCCTGATCATTGCCCTGCCTGAACAAAAGCCTGCCCACCTGGGTGGGCTTTTTCTTTTGGTTAAAAAAATATCACTTAAAATTTGGATGATAATAAAAAAAATTAGAGATTTGTTTCATCAATGATTCACAAACAAACTTCAGTAACATGAAAAAGACCTTTACAGAAATCCAGAATGGCATTTATGAAACAGTTACCCAGGCTGTATTGGCACAGATTGAAAAGGGTGTGAACCCCTGGCAGAAGCCCTGGGCAGCAGCTGCACATCAAAGGCCACAGAACTTTGTGAATGGCACCAAATACAGTGGTGTGAATTTCTTCCTGCTGAACATGATGGGGTTTGAATACAACTTATTTGCAACCTGGAACCAGATTTCACAGTATAGTGAAAAACACACAGGTGATGCCAATGCATGGCATGTGCAGAAGGGTGAAAAATCCATCCCTGTTGTGTACTGGAATTTCATTTATCAAACAGAAGATGGGCTGGCAGTGACCAAAGAAGGTGGGCAGTTCAGGGTGAAAGCCACAGGCCAGGTGCTGGCAAAAGATCAGGTGGTGGTGGTTCCTTTCCTGAAGATGTTCAGGGTGTTCAACATCATGCAAACCAACATACCTGCTGAACACTATGTAAAGGATCAGCCAGTGGGTTCTGTCACTGAAGAACAGCAGGTGGAAGTGGCTGAACAGGTGATCAGCAACATGTCCAAAAGGCCCACCATTCAGTTTGCTGGCAGTGAAGCATATTACAGCCCCATCAAAGACCTGGTAAACATGCCAGAAAAAACCAGGTTCCACAGTATCAATGAATTTTATGCCACCCAGTTTCATGAACTGGCACACAGCACAGGGCACCCCAGCAGGCTGAACAGGATCAAAGAAATGGGCAAAAGGTTTGGTGATGAAAAGTACAGCAAAGAAGAACTGGTGGCTGAAATGTCATCAAATTACATTCTGGCATTCTGCCAGATTGATGCCCCTATCCAGAACAGTGCAGCCTATCTGAAACACTGGTGGGAAAAGTTGAACAGTGATCCAAAACTGTTTGTGCAGGCAGCAGGGAAGGCCAAACAGGTGGCACAATACATTCTGGGTGATAACCTGAACCAGGTGTGGGGCTGAAAGCAGAAGACCACCTGGTGGGCACCAGGTGGCCTTTCTATAAACTTCAGTAACAAAAGGCACCACAGGTTTGTGGCACCAGATGTGTAGACTCAAAGGTATAAATAAATCTCTAAATAAAAAAGTTCAGTGATGAATCCAGAAACATTGTTGAAATTCATTGATGAAGAAAAGCTGCCCAGGGAAAGGATTTGTGAACTGGGTGGGGTAGGGGTAGGGTATTTGAACAACCTGATTTATGAAATGAAGAAAGCAGAAAAGGAAGGCAAACCCCCCAGCAGAACCCCTTCAGATGACCTGTGTGCCCAGCTGGTGGAAGGAATAAGGCAATACAGGGATGGTTTAACAGCCTTTCTTAAAAAGGCTTAAAACAGGCAAAATGGCAAAAACGTATGATGTAAAAAACATTGATCAGGTTCTGGCCATCCTGCACCAGGATGGTTTTCAGCTGGATGCCACCCTGGTTGATCACAATGTGCCCCCACAGTTCAGGAAGTGGGTTTTTAAAAAGAACATGGAAAGGGTGGAAAAGTGGGTGGAAATCAAATCAGATTTCAGTACAGCAATGCACAGGTGGGTTTTTAAAATCAGTGCATTCAGAGTGTTCAGGTTTTGTTATGCAGCCCCAAACAATGGGGGTTTTCCAAAATTACTGCTGGCCAGTTATGGGTTGAAAACCCCACCTGATGTGCAGCAGTTGTGGCAGGCCCTGATCAGTGAAGGTGAACCCAGGGCACAATAAAGTGTAAAAAAGTTTCAATATTTGGGCTGTTTTATTAATTTTATCGGCATTATCCACACAAAAATTCCAAACATGGCAGTTCCAATGATTGATGAAGCAATGAAAAGGGTTTATTTCCTGGGTGGGATGGTTTGCCTGGATTTCCTGAAATTCACAGCTGATGAAGAAAACCAGTGCATCAATGTGTTCCACAGGGATGGTGAAAACATCCAGCTGGGCATTCCTGATTTTATCCTGGATGCTGATGAAGATACAGGGAACTGGGTTTCAATTGATACTCATGCAGATGATGACCCTGCCCACCCTGAATGGTATCAGGGGCAATTGTGTGAACCCCAGGATGATGTTCTGAAAGCATTGCTGCACATTGTGTTCAACCTGGCCAATGTTCACATCAAAGAAGCCCAGAAGGCAGTTTTATAATTCTATCCACTTACAATTCAATTTTGTGACAGGGTGGGGTGATCCTGCCCTGTTTTTTATTCAGTAACAAAACACAAACATGGTAATGAAAAGAACCAGAAAGGGTTTGCCCATGATCATTGATCACAACCCAACAGCACAGAAATATGGGCAGTTTTTTGTTCTTCCTGAAGGAACTAAATGGGAAGATTATTCATATCAGTATGGCCACCTGAAAGGGGCAGTTTATGTTTCCAGCCAGCTGGCTGAAACCTGGTGGGATTTGTATGGTGACACTGATGATGCAGAGTTTCAACAAAGACGGGAAAAATGCTATAATTTAGCGTTTATCAGGTCACAGGTAAAGGAAAAGGATAAATGGAAAAGAACAGGTGACACTGTAAAATTCAGCGAACCCAACAGCAAACAGCACATCTTCCTGATGGATGGTGCCCACAGGATTAAATCAATAATTCTGGAAGGTGCAGCCCTGTTGCTGGATATTGTGGTGGGGGTTGAAAATGAAGCATTTGCCCACATGGATACAGCATCCAGCAGAAGTGGTGCAGATGTTCTTAGTTCAGCAGGGTATCATTACCCAAATGATCTGGCTGGCACTGCCAGGATGTGTTTGAATTACCTGGCAGGGAATTATGGTTCAATGGGAAAGGCCAGGGGCAGGGAATCATCAAATGAAGATGTTTTAAATTTTGTTGATCAACATCCTGAACTGCCTAACCTGGTGGGCGATGCTGTGAAATTATATCATGAAACCATCCTGGAAGATAGGCTGTTGACAGGCAGAATACAGGCTGGCTTAACATGGATTTATTCATGGCATCACAAACACCCTGAAAGCCTTCTGAATAACTTTTTTGAAAGGGTTTACACTGGCCTGGATATTAATTCAAAAACAAACCCCATCTTTAAATTAAGGGCCATTTTAAGGCAGCACAAAGACCAAACCAACATGGTGAACCTGACACCTTCACAGATCATCAACCTGGTGATGAAGGCCCTGAACCTTTGGCTGGAATCAAAAGAATTGAAAGGGGCACTGAAATGGCATCCAGATGAAGGGTTTGTGGGTGTTCTGGATGTGAAGGATGTGAAACGCAAACCCAGAAAATCTTTAGAGAATGTTCATGATTCAGTTTGAACAGGTTCCTGATCACTATACAGGCAACCCCCTGTGCTGGCATTTCAATGGCCTGGTGGTTGCAATTGAACCAGTGTTCTTTGGTTTCAGGGTAACTTTAAGGCAGCAACAGGATCTGTTTTACCTGGCAAACTGGTGTGCAGGTGCTGTGCCTGAAGGTGTGAACCTGGCAATGCAGTGCCTGATCCAGGCAGCACTGAACATGCCACTGGATCAGATCAGGCATCAATCTGATGTGAAGCCCCTGTGGAATGATCCAGGTTTCACCAGGTGGATGTTCCAAAACTGTATGCCATCACAAACCTATCCACCCCAGGTGGATGCAGGATCATTGAACCAGGCCAGAAACGTTTATCATCTAAACGCAATTTGATTTTCAATTGGTATTTTCCTATGGTAGGGGTGCAGGGGTTGACCTGCCCCCTTTTTTTTGGTTAAAAAAATATCACTTAAAATTTGGATGATAATAAAAAAAATTAGAGATTTGTTTCATCAATGATTCACAAACAAACTTCAGTAACATGATCACATTGGAACAAATCAAAATGGCAGCCCAGCACAAAGGGTGGAAAGTGGAACAGTTCACTGATAAAAATGAATTTGTGTGGGTGGGTGCTGAACTTACCATGCATGTTTACAGCTGGTTCAAATGTTATGACAACAGCCCAGATGCATTGGCCTGGTTTGATCATCAGTACAGCATGGCCACAGGCAAAACTAACAAAAGAAGGTCTGTTAAATGGTCAGTGGAAGAAAGGCTGGAAAAGGCCCTGGCACAGGCACAGCAGGCACAGCAGGATGAAGCAGTGGCAGATGCTGTTGCAGTGGCTGCCCTGGTTGAAGCTGAAGTGGTTGAAGCTGAACCCCAGGTGATCCATGTGAAGGATATGCCACACCAATATTCCAACATTTTTGCTTACAAATACGCTGGTGGTGAACACTGGGTGGAAATCCCTGTGGTTCCTGCTGGATGGGAAAGGGCTGTGGTGGGCATCAGGAAAAGGGTTCCTGTGCTGATCATGCAGGGCAGGTTCACTGGTGAAAATGTTCCAGAATGCAGGCCATCAGCATTGGGTTTTGATCCTGCACAGTTCATGCAGGTGATCCAGTATCAACCCAGCCTGGGCATCACCATGATGGGGTGGATGAAACTTTAATTTTGTATCATAAAAACTTCAGTTTTTAACCCAGCCCAGGTGGTGATCCTGGGCTGGGCATCACCTATCAATCAGAATACATGGAAAACACAAATAATGCCCTGGTTTATGCAGGCAGAAGGGAATTAAAAAACAGCCAGAAGGTTGCACATCTTTATATTCCCATTGATCTGGATAATAACAGCCTGAAAGAAGGGCTGCTGTTTAGGAAAAAGCTGAACAAATATGAAAGCATTGGTGCCATCATCCTGGCTGAAGAACTTACAGAAAAGGGGGCTGTTGGGCCATATACATATCACAGCAGGTATAAGGGTGAAGAACTGGGGGGGTGGGTGGCCAAAGATAATGCCACCAGCCTGGTGGAAAGGGCACAGAAGGAAATGAAAGCTGATCCTGATGATGATTACACTGCTGCTGTTGAATACCTGGCAGGCATTTACCAGGGGCTTTCTAATGCTTACAAAGAAGCCTTTTTGTTCCAGCTGTGTAACAACATTAGGAAATCAAAAAAAACCCGTTATGACTTTTAAAACAGGCAAAAAACGCAAACCCAAATGGGTGCCATTCCCAGCCACTTTTGTGGTGATGAAAAGAACCAATGGCAAATGGTGGGCTGGCACTGTTTCTGGTGATGATGGTGGCATGATAAACAGGTGGGTGGCTGATCCTAAAAAGGCAATGCCAGTGGCAAATGGCAGCTGGGAACATAAAGTATTTGCAGCCAGCCATGATTTCTTCACCCTGGTGCAGGTTTATGGCAGCAGTGATGGATGGGATGGGGAAATGATAAAAAGCCAGGCACAGCCCCCCAGGGGCTGGTTTACATTTGATCTGGTGCTGGTGGTGGTGATCCTGGCAAGTGCATGGGGCTGGTTCAGTTATGATGAATTATCCATCTATGGAAAGCCAACACCACTGCCTGTGCTGGGCACTTTGGCAATCATTGTTTTAATCGTTAAAAAGATAAGAGAATGGAAAAACAGACAGAAGCAAAACTGATTCAGCTGCACAGGGAATTTTTGATCAGCCTGCTGAACACTGGGCTGGGGTTCAGCCCTGAATCCAGATGTGTTATCAGCCAGAACAATATTGAACTGGGGGTGAAGAACCCCCATCACCCTGGAATGATCTGGCAGATGGCATTCAGCAGCAATGTAACCATTTACCCTTTGCCACCTGTCCAGGCCAGGGGGGTGGGGAATTTCAGCCCATCCATTTCCTATGGCAGCACAGGTGAATGTGATCCAGGGCATGGGGCTGCATACTGGAAAACAAAACATGCCCTGCTGATCCTGGATAACTGGGAACAGGTGATGGCACTGGCCAGTGATGCTGTAATGAAATTCAGGAACCTGGTGAATACACCACAAACCACAGATGAAGATGAATAAAATATCTTTTGATACAGACAAATTGCAATGGGTTTCTGATCAACCTGTGCAGGTGGCTGGCAGGCCATTGAACCTGATCCATTATGGTGATAAATTCAGGCTGGCAAATGGGAAAACCCACAGGGTGGTGAAGATTGCCTGGAAGTGGGGGCACACCCTGGCCATCAGCATTTCATCTGATGAATCTGGAACCTATGGGGCTGCATTCAAATGGGGTGCCTGGTTTGCAGCTGAAGCAATTACAGAATGGATTCCCACCCCCAGGGTGGGGGCATCTGGCAGGCACAGATCATGGGCCTGGTGTGGAAAGATCACTGGCATCACCCCCATTGGCACCACCTTCATCAGGCAGGGCAATGATGAAACAGGCATCAGCCATTCAGTTGCAATGAAAGATTTGCAGTTTGAATGGTGGGTGGCACCAGGGTACAGGGTTCTGGTTGATGCCAATGGCAAACACATCAATTTTTTCAATTCAAAAAAACAGTAACAATGGCATGTGAAAAGCGTAATAAAACAGGAATTTGTGGGCATGGGCAGTGCCCCTTCCCAGATGAAAACCCTGAAGGTGTTCAGTGTATTGATATTGATCATTTCCAGGGGCACACCTTTTGTGAAATTGGTGAAGGGTGCCTGGATAAATGCCCCCACAGCTGGCAGCCTGGCAGCCCTAAATGGGAACTGGCAAACAGATGGCAACAGGCAATTGAAAAGGTAATTGATTTTGAAATGGCAGAACATTTCAGGGAAATGGGTGAACTAGATTCATGGGTATGGGCAAATTTAAAGTGGGGGCAAACCATGTTTCCCAGGCATCTGGCACCAAAGTTGTTGGGTTTGATCAATAGTTCACAGGTCACCTTTTTCAATCTTCCCTTTAATAATGAAGGTATTCAGGAAATTGGTGTGGCATTTGCGACACAAACACCTGATGAAGCTGATCAAAATGGTGGGTTTGATGATATTGATCAGCTGCTGCAATGTGTGTTTGATCACTTTCAAATACAGGTATGATGGAAGAAAAACTGTTTTACAGGATCACTTTTAAAGTTGATACTGATGGCACCCAGCCCATGTTTCCAATGGTGGAAACTGGTGAATTTAAAACACCCCAGGAAGTTAGGGCAAAAATGGGGCAAACAATGGCAGGGGTGGCATCACTTTATTTTCAGTTCCCTGATGTGTTCCACTGTGTGGTTGATACTGTGGTGCTGAAATATGAACTGGCAAGTGATCAGAAGATGTTGGCCTAATGGCCTTTTGTATCAGCACTTTGAAGCCCCTGCCAACACATGGCAGGGGTTTTTCCACTTTCACAACTTTCATATTTATGAAAATGAAAAAACAGTTTATGAACCCTGAAACTGTAAACAGTTCTGAACTTTACCCAGGTTTTATGCATCAGAATCACCCCCTGCACATTTTTCGGCCAAACCTGCTGCCAGATCAGCATTGCCATCAGATCATCAGGCTGATCAGTGCGGGTGGTTCTTATCCAAAGAATTTTAATCTGGCTTTCAGGTTGATGTTGGGGCAGGGGGTGAAGCCATTACAGGCAGCCCTGCACATTGATCAGGTTTCCAGCCTGGTGGCACTTTACCAGTGGTGTATCCTGGATGCTGAAAAACGTGAAAGAATAGGGCCTGCCAGGATCAGGTTCAGTGATGAAGAACTGGTGCTGGCTGAACTGCTGGTATATGGTGGGCATGTTGTTTTTTGCATCAGTGGAACAGGCAGGTTTCTGATCAGATACCATCCAGCTGTTGAAAGGGTTTCTGATGTAGAACATTTGCATGATGGCAAAGTGGTGGCATCATCATACAGGTTTCAAGTGAACCAGGTTCTGGCAGCCCATATTGAAAATTTATCAGGGGACTATGTTCCTTTTAAGGAATCAGTTTTAAATGGTGTTAGTGCCCCAATACTGGAAACAGGCAGGGTTTTACTATATCACCAGGCCACCATTCATTCTGTGGCATGGCAGCTGACAAAAGCCATCCTGGATGGCTGGCACAAATTCATCATCAGCCATTACAGGTGGCTGGCACAAAACATGCACCCTGATCAGGTTTGGTGAAAAAAACATCACCAGTTATTTGGATGATACAAAAAAAAATTAGAGATTTGTTTCATCATTGATTCACAAACAAACTTCAGTAACATGATCACATTTCAGAAAATCGAAACAGGCAAATATCTGGTTGAACTTTTTGGCATTGAAGCTGGCACAGTGGAAAAGGCTGAAAGTGCCACCAGGTCATATTGGGATTTCACCCCAAACAGCACATTTAAGCCAGCAGGGGCATCAGGATCACCACAGGAATGGGGTGGCTGGAAATCCTGGGATTCAACCAGGGAAAGTGCTGTTTATTGTGTGTATGGCAGGATGATTGAATCAGTTGAAAAGGAAGAAACCACCCTGGATGATTGGAAAAGAACCCAGCCCACAGTGGTTGAACACCTGGAACCCCCTGTGAAGGCTGGGGGGTTCACTTACAGGGGGGTGAACCTGGCAGGCAGCAAAGTGGAAATGATATTCAGTGGCAGGTACAGGTATTTGGCTGCCAATGGTGCATGGTATAAGGTTCAAAAAATCAGTGGCTGGCACAGCAGCAAAAATGGGGTGAATGCCTATGGTGATACCCTGGTGGAATGCCTTCAGGTGATTGATTGGAAGGTGAAACAGCTGATGGATCAGGAACAGGCACAGAAAGCTGAAGAATCACTGGTGACACTGTGCAATGTGAAACGGGTGTGGCGTTATCTGGATCAGCTGGTGCCTATTGCAACATATTGGCATTACACCCCATTGCAACTGGATGATTCTGGTGAAGTGGAAAGGGTAGGGGTTTTGACCCTTTCAAAGTGTGATGCAGAAAACCTGGTGAAGCATTGCCAGGGGTTGTGGAATTATTATTTTTCACTGTCCAAATCAGCAGAACTGCAAAAACATCCACAGCACCAGCAGGCACAGCATGAACTGAATCAGATCATGGCCAGCATCAGTGATGATTTGGAAGCGATTGAAGCCCAGCTGGCAACCTGCATGGTTTGTGGGCAGAAGGGCTGGCAGGCTGATCACAGCACCTGTGGAATGTATGCATAAACCCCATTTAGCCACCTGGGCACAGGAACCCCCCACCTGTGCCCCCCTTTTTTTCAGTAACAAAACCAATGTGTGATGAATAACCAAAGAAGGAAAGCCATTGCAGCCCTGGCAGAAAAGTTTGAAGAACTGAAAGATGAACTGGAAACCATTGCTGATGATGAACAGGCTGCATTTGATAACCTGCCTGAAAGCCTTCAGGAATCACCCCAGGGTGCCCAGATAAGTGAAAATGCTGATGAACTTGAAATGGCAGTGCATGAACTGGAATTGATCATCAGTGTTCTGGATGCATTTGCATGGCAGCTTAAAAAATGATCATCATGAAATGGATTTCATACTATATTAGAGATATAAAGCCCAATGGCCACAGGAACCATTGGGCCATTTTGCTTTTGTTTGATTCTGCCAACTGGGCAGAAAGGAACAGGCAACACAGGGGGGCACAGCACCATCACCTGGCATTTAAAAGAAACATGCAGCCCTGTGAACTGGCAGAATACCAGGAACAGTTCAGGCTGGTTTCCCGTATGTATTATGATTGGAATGGCCTGATTGAAGATGAAAAACTGATCCTGGGTGATGACCATCCATTCATCCAGGTGCTGGAACAGGAAAGGCTGAAATATAGGAACATCCCAGGGCACCCACCTGGGCAGTTGAAATTGAACCTAAAAAATGGTTGATATGAAAAAAGAAGATTCACCCAGGCCAGTTATTAGCACATTAATGGTTGAAGTTAAGGTGCTGAAGATAGGCAGGAAGCAATGCACCCTAGCTGTATTTGATCAGCTGCCAGTTTTGGATATTACCCCAGAATTTTGGGCAGAAAATATGGAACAGATTGCAATCTGGGGCAGGGTAAAAAGAAAGGAAAGAAATTCTGGGTATGATTACAGATGGCATTTGATATTTTCATATCAAAGAAAATTGTATAAATGCCTAATGATTGATAAAATCAATTTGAATCTGGAAGGGCTGCTGGGTGAAATCATTCTGGATGTAAAGGGGTTTAATGGGCTTTATTACCTGCCAGGCAATGAACCAGGCATGGAATGGGAAGAAAAGCAGAAATATAATAAAGTAAGGCAAGAACTATGGCTGGAAGGTGTTGGGTTTTATATTGCATTTATTGATGGTAAATATTTGAGCATCAATGATATTATCAGGCCCAAATTTGATGATGGTTTTCAGCCTGGTGATCAGCCCAGCAAATTTGTTTTTCGGCCTTCATCAAATAGTGGCCTATATGGTCAATCAACCTATGAAAATAGTTATAATTGGTTTGCACAGTTTTACCCCAGTTTTACTGAACAGATGGAAACAATTTTGGCAAACAAACAGGCTGAATATAATGGATGGAATGCCTTTGTGGATGAATGCAAAAAGGCTGATCAGCTGTTCATTGCTGTTTAAGCCACAGCAGCCACCAGGGCAAAGATCAGGCAGGTGCCTGTGCAGTTGTTCCACCAGGCAGGGAAGTGCCCACAGAAACGATTTAAAACGCTAAAAAATAACCATTAAATTTATTTTGTATCATGCAGAAAACAAAGCGTAAATTTAACCAGGATCAGATGCCTGTTTTGGCTGATAAAATCAAAGCAGAACTGCCAGAAGGGTGGGGGCTGACATTGATCACTTTTCCATATATGGAACCAGGCAAACCAAACCTGTGGCACTACATCAGCACAGCACAAAAAGATTTGATGATCAAAGGGATGGTGGAACTGGCACAGCTGATGAAACGTGAAAGGCAGGAACAGCAGCTGAAAGCCATTCTGGATGCCAATGAAGAAACTGTGGCTGAAATCCTTCCCAAATGGATTGAACTGCAAATCATGGAATGCCCATCAGTAAAGGAAGCTGAAAAGTTTGGTAAATGGCTGGAAGTAATGCTGGAAGATACCCCCCATATTGATGTTGTTTTTGGTGGCAGCCTTTCTGAATATATGGAAGGGCAGGCAAGTGAAGCAGAAGGGCTGGCCATTGAACACTGTATCAGTATGATGAACAAACTGCTGAAAATGGATGAATCTGGCAGGTTCAAAGAAGCTGTTAAATCCTGGTTAACTGTTGTTAAAATATTGTAATATGATTGATGAACTTTACCCATCTGAAGAAACCCTGGATCAGATTCAGAATCATCCCCTGGCAACCAGGCAGGATTTGATGGAACTGCTGGAATTGATCAGATCAGAATGGTGGATGGCTGAAACTGGTTTTAACCTGGTGGGGGTGAATGTTCTTCACCTGACGCTGATCACTGGGGGGTGGTCAGGAAATGAATCCATTTTGCAGGCATTGCAGCAGCACACCCTGTTCATGCCCATGTTCTGGCAGAAATCCATCAGGGGTGGCAGGCATTATTTCAGAATCCCTTTAAAGGTCTTAAAAAATGACGGCAAACAATAAAGTTCAGTACAGGGTTCTGTGGCACCACAGGCCAGGTGGAAATGATTCATTTGGGATTTCCAGCCCTGATGGCAATATCCTGGGCATGGTGGCCATTGAACCTTCAGGGTGCATTGCATACCCAGGTGATCCAGCTGAAGTGCCTGGCAGGCCATTCAATGATCTGATTGAAGCGATGATGTATGTTATTTATTATAATTCATTTTACAACTCATTAGAAAACATTCAGTGATGACCCCACAGAAGATTCACCAGATTGAACAGATGACAGCAAAGGAAAAAGCCAGGCTGCTGGCTGAATGGTATCAGAAAGGCAGGGATATAAACCACCCACAGCTGAACCTGTTGCTGTTGTTGGATGATATTTGTCATCAGGTTTACCTGGCCAACAGGATCACCCAGGGGTTCAATGAAGCCCAGCTGATGGCAAATGAATATGTTATCAAACTATTTTTTACAGAATGAAAAAATATATTTATCTAGGTGATAAACTGGCCAGGCTGGGGTGTTATGCTGGCAGGGAATGCACAGCTGTTTTAAATGAACGTGGCAAATGCATCAGGGGCAGGAATGCAAACATGCTGGTGGCATTTGATGGGGTGCAGGTGGTGGTGTTGGCCCGTATGTTGCGAAAAGTGAAACAGGAAGCCTGTGGCACCCCCCAATTAAATGCTGGCCAGTTAGATTTATTTGCCACTGGGCCTGGTTTTTCTTCCCAAAATAAGTGTTAAAATTAGTTCCTGTTTGTGCAGAAATGGGAACTTTTGCATATATTGGGGAAATAATTTACATTCAAACTTCAGTAACAAACACATATCATGGCAAAGAATAAAAGAGAAATGGCCCTGGCTTATTTGCTGGAAAATATGACACTGCAACACATCTTTGAATCATATCAGCAATACTGGTGGGCCATGTTCCTGGCAGTTCCTGTTGGGTTGTTCATCATGCACCTGTTCACCCCATTAATGTATGATGATGAAACTGAATTATACAGGTGCCCCACCACATTTGAAGCCATCATGCTGATCTGGGATGAAAGGGAATTTATTTTGTTTCTGTGGCTGATCCTGGGCATCATCTGCCTGGCTGGGTGGTGGTTTGCCCCCATCTTCACAGATCAAATGATTTAAAGCCAAATAACAATGTTATTACATGGGGCACATGGGCATCAGTGCCTGTGTGCCATTCCTTCACCTTTAAATTTAACATCATGATAGAACAGAACCCACACATTGCAGCCAATGATTCACCACAGGTGCATTGCTTGAAAATCGAACCCAGAACCTGTGGTAATGAACATGAATTTGTGCTGGCTGGCAGCCAGTATTTTCCAGCCTGGCAACAGTTTAATTTTATATCAAACAATTTCCCGCTGGTTCAAATTGTTCAGATCAACCTGGTGCAGGAACCACTGCCCAACGATGATGCAGCCACCTGCATTTACCTGTTTTATGCAGGCACCCAGATCATGGCAGATTTCCTGAAAGAACAATTATTCAAAACACAAAAAATGGCAGGTTTATGATTATCAAAACAGAAGCATTTCACAGGCTGGTTGAACAAATGTTTCCCAGGGCATGGGCAGAAGGCAATGAAGCCACAGAAGATTTTAAAGCCATTGTGGCACTGATCACAGCCATTGACCCTGAAGATTTTCCATCCATTCAGAGCAGGCTGGAACAACAGGTGAATGAAGCCAGGACAGGCATTGATAAAATTGATGATTGGCAACCTTTTGCAGCTGCCTATGATTACATAACATCAGTTTTAGATTGCAGGTGCCCATTATGTTATTCATTCAACACCAAACACACAGGTGCCACTGGGTTCAACATCACACATGGTGGGCAGGAATGTGAAACTGATGTGGCATGGCAGGAATGTTTGGACTGCCAACACACCTGGAATTTGGGATAAAAACCAGTATATTTGAAATGCTAATCATTGCTTAGATTTGGGCACTGCCAGAAGTGGTGGTGCCCATCCAAAATGAAAAACTATGAAACCAACATGGACAGAAATGGTGGCATTGATCCTTTTGGACCTGCTGCTGGCTGCCTGGCTGCATAATGCCGGCCATTGTAATTGTAAATAATTTTGTATCACATAAACTTCAGTAACATGAAATTATCAGAACAAAGCAAACCAGTTGTGATTGTAAAGGTCATTGAAACCATCATGATCTGGTGCCTGGTGTTCCTGGCCTGGGATATTATTGCAGCAGCATTTCTGCTGGAACCCCTGCCATTAAACACCTATTTTCACAGCCTGCCCCCACATGAACAGCTGGATTTTCACCGTGAACGGGAATTTTGGGAATATCAAATGCCTGTGGCCACCATTCAGGTGATCACTTTTTTTCTGGGGTTCTGGCTGTGTTTGCGTATCTGGTTTAATGATTCAATGCTGGTGCAGCTGGCAAAAAGAATGAGCAAATGAAATTGATTCAGTTTACTATAAAGTGGCGTGGCATCACTGTTCAGATTACCTGGCACCCTGATTGGCTGGGTGCTGGGTATTTGGATTTGATGGAATTAAAAAGTGATCACATCCTGCCTGTTTCTGAATCAGGTTACAGATCAATTTTTTTCAATTGGTTTGGTGGCAATATTTCTGATGATGATCAGGATCACTTCAGGCACACCACAAATCAGCAGCTGATCCAGGGAAAGGCATTAGATATATTGGAATCAGCTGCCCTGGAACAACCCAGGAAATGGGGAAAATTGCAAGGTTCTGCCATCCCTTTTGTTTCAGGGAAAGAACCAAAGCAGATGGAATTATTTTAAAAAACACATGATAATGAAAAACAAAAAACAAAGAAGCCCAGAACCCCCACCCCCATTGATGAACAGGGGGGAATTTTTAGATTTGCTGGATATTGATCTGGAAATGCAGGGGTTCCATCCCTATCTGATCATCAGCCAGCCTGAAGGAATGCAACGTGCCATGTTTGCCCTGAATGACATTCCATCAATTGAATATGCATACCAGGTTGTAAACAACATCATGGCCAGGATGCCAGTGAAAGGCATCCTGTTTGTGGCTTTTGATTTCCCACCTGGGTTTGATCTGGAAGTGGATTTCATTGGGGCTTTTTTCTTGGATGGGAATTGTAAAAGATGGGAAGGCCAGCTGGTGCCATATAACAGGCTGACAGGTGCAAAACTGCCACCTTTGGCATCTGGGGTGGCACATCAGATTCTGGTTTCACAGATCAACAGTGCCTGCCCCACTGTGTGGTGAAAAAATGATCACCACAGATTTGATTGATAGCAAAAAAAGCATATATTGCAGGCATTGGTTCACAAACTTCAGTAACATGGAACAAACAATCAAAAAACCCACTGAATACAAAATGACAGTTCAGGGGTTCATCAACCCTTTCTGGTTCAATAAGATTGCCAACAGAAAACATGAATGCATTGTGAAAGATGGCAAAGTGGTTCTGGATGGCACCACCCTGGTGTTTGTCCATGAACCAGCCCCACTTCCTGATGGCACTGTGGTGATCATCACAGGTGGTTCATGGTTCTGGGCATCAGTGAAAGATGAACTGGATGCCTGGCACAGGCACCTGCACATCCTGGAAGGTATCAGGTGGATGGAAGAAATGACAGCATCAATAAACAGAAGGCTGGAAGCTGAACAGTTCAACAGGCAATTTAAACTGCCTGTGCCCTGGGTGGCTGGCCAGAAGGATGTTTTATCAGGGCTTTCAGCCAAATCATGGGGTGATGGCAGAAAGGCAAACACTGTGAACCACATCCTGCTGAATGCCCCCCTGAAGGTGGGCAGGCTGAACAGGCAGGCTGGTGATTTCCTTTGCACTGCTGCCAGTGGCACCAATGGTAAAAACTGGGCTGGTGACCCTGAAGCCATTGCAGTTGATAAAGCTGGGCAGAAGTACAGCCCAAAGATAACGTGCAAACAGTGTTTAAGGCTGGCTGAACGTTTCAAAGTTTGAACCCCTACCCTATCATCAAAACCATATTAAAATGTTCTTTGCAACCACAACACAGCAGCTGGTGATCCATTCACAAAGGGAAGTACTGAACCAGAATGCCATCACCAGGGATTTTTACACTGAATGCAGCACTTTTGCTGGTGGGCACAATGAATTTGGCCTGGAAGATTTCACCCCAGAAACATTGGCAGCTAAATTGAAACAGCTGCTGGAAGGTGTCAGGGGGTATTCACACAAAAGAAGTGATAATGTAACAGATTGCAAGGTGGAACCCATTGAAGGTGGTGTGCAGGTGATCAGCAGGCAGCAGAACATCTTCTGGGTTCAGATCATTCAACAAAACCACAGATCATGAATAAATTGACCAAACAACAGAAAAGGCTTTTGTTTTGGCTGCCATTGATAGGTGTGGCACTTTTGTCTGCCTGGGCAGCATTTATTATTTATCAAATGTTTTTAATCACCAGGCTATGAACCACAGATCAAAAGTTTTCCTGATTCCATCATTGATTGCCTGGGCAGTATTTATTGGGGCATGGTTTCCACTGTTACTTTTTGCATACCCTTTCAACATTCCCTGGGTTCCTGGGTTCATCCAGGAAATGATCAATGTTTCTTTCAGGTTTGGCCCATTATGGCAAACCCTGTGCATGTTGTTTTTTAGGTTTGAAATAAGGCAGGTTTTAAGAATGATTTTCACATAGTGTATCAATTTTGAAGATGGGGTGCCCCTTGCCTGGGGTGCCCCACTTTGTTAAAAAACGTTAGATAATGGAACATATTGAACCACATAAAAGAATGGATTTGCAGCAGCTGCAAACCTGGGCAATCAGCCCTGAAGCTGTTGGGCTGATTGATCAGCATGATGTGAAGCCATCAACCAGGAAAGACTATAAATACAAGGTGGGCAGGTTTATTGATTACATTGATCAGAATGGATTCACCAGGGATGTTTTAACAGGGTATAAAGACAGTTTAAGGACAGATGCAGGTTTAACCACAGCAGGCAGCATGAACGCTTATTATAATGCAGCTGTGGTGTTCACACAGATCATTTGCAGAAAGCTGGATATTGATGTGAATTACATCCATCCTGCCAAACGTTTCAAAAGGGCTGGTTATCATTTCAGGTTTGGTTTTGATGAAGCTGAAGTGCAGATGGTTGATTCATTGATCAGCCTGGTGAAGGATGAAGGGAAAAAAGCCAGGCTGCAATTTGCCTTTTATCTGATGGCATTTGCAGGGTTCAGGCAGATTGAAGTGGTGACCATTCAGGGCTGTAACATTCATAAAGCTGAAAAGGTGGCCAGGGTGTATGCCAAAAATGCTGATGAACTTCAGGTGAAGCATTTGCCACAGAAAGTGATCACAGCCCTGGAAGGATACCTGCCATTTATTGAAAACCCTGCTGGGTTCCTGTTCACCCCCAAAAGGGGCATTCAAACAGATCACCTTACCACCAGGGGGTTAAGGAAGATTTTTAAACCATACCTGAAAGCTTGTGGCATACAGAAAACCCTGCATGGTTTAAGGCATTACCATGTTACCAGGCTGTTGGAAGTGTTTGGGGGTGACCTGCTGGCAGTGATGCCATTTTCTGGGCATCATTCAGTTAATGCCATCAGGGCCTATGATGACAGAAGGAAAAACACCAGGTTTGTTGATCAGTTCCATGAAAATTTTGATTGATATGAAAAAGACAGTGAAAAACACCAGCCTGGATGAACTGGATCAATGCCCACATTGTGGCAGCACTTCTGAACCATATATGAAAGTGAAGTTTTCAGGCAGTGGGGTTTCTTTTCTTACCTGGGATGGTTCACCTGGTGACAACACACATTTGCATGATTCTTTATCATACGAAAATGGGGTATATCTTTATTGTTCAGATTGCAATAAAGCTATGTGTAAAAACCCACATTATTAATAAGTATTTTTATATTGCACAGGTGAAGCGTTTGTAAAACGATTCATGGGAGTATTGAGACATTTCATGAGATTATTTGAACAGGGCCTGCACATTGTGTGGGCCTTTTCTTTTTTATATCCTTTCTATTTTTTTCTCGCATCTTTTCCATCATTTGTGTATTTTAGTGGAAATATTACAGGTTTTGTGTAAATATTTTACACTGCCTGAACTGTGAAACACTATGGCACAAAATGAACTGGGTTTAACTTTGCGTATTGCTACAAAGGATACAGCAAAGAACCTGGCAGCAGTTGAACTGCAACTGAAAAAGATCACTGAAGATTTGCAGGCAGCCAAAAAGGCTGGTGATTCTGGTGTATATGAAGGTTTAAGGCAGGATCAATTGCTGCTACAAAGACAGGCACAGGATTTAAGGAAAGAATTTAGGGAAACCACTGATGCATTCAGGGCACAGAAATTTCCCACTGATAGCATCCTGGGCCTGAAGCAAAGATATTCTGAACTTACCAATGAAATCAAACAGCTTTCAACCGCTGACCCAAAGTTTGCAGCAAAAGCCAGCCAGGCAAAACAGCTTTCAGCAGAGATAAAAAAAGCTGAAGAACAGATAAAAGATTACAACTTTGGTTTGACAAAAGCCCTGAAACAATCACAGGATGTGTTCAGCCTGGGGGCTGCTGCATTTGGTGGTGTGGCTGGTGCTGCCATCTTCACTGATGGCCTTTCTGGTGTTGGCCAGCTGGTGGGTGATTTAAGGCTGGCTGTTCAGGAAACCATAAAGTTAAGGGGGGAAGTTCAAAGGCTGACAGATTCCACCCCTGAAGCAGCTGACGGTTTGACCCAACAAATACAGGCCCTGGCAAACACTTTTGGGAAAGATACCCAGGAACTGTTGCTGGCTGCAAACAGCCTTACAGATCAGCTTACAGGTGATTTTGATCAATCCATTGCCCTGTTGCAGCAGGGGTTCCTGGCAGGGGCAGATGCCAATGGTGAATTTTTGGATACTGTCAGGGAATACCCTGCATTTTTCAGGGAAGCTGGTTTATCTGGTGAACAGTTTATCAGCACTATCAGCCAAAGTGTAAAAGAGGGGGTTTTCAGTGACAAAGGGGCTGACCTGATCAAAGAAACCACTTTAAGGTTGCGAGAAATGACACCAGCCACACAGGCTGCCCTGGAACAGTTGGGCATTTCTTCTGAAGAAATTGCACAGAAAATTGATCAGGATGGCATTGGTGGTGCCATCCAGCTGGTGCAGGAAAAACTGCTGCTGTTGCGTGATGATTCCCCAGCTGTGGGTGCTGCCCTGGCTGACATATTTGGTGGGCCTGGTGAAGATGCTGGCATCAATTTCATTAAAAACCTGGATTTAACAGCTGCCAGCCTGGATGGGCTGGTGGATTCCACAAACCCCTATGTGGTGCAGCAACAGAAACTGTTTGAAGCAAATTTAAGGGTGGCTGCTGCCCAGGCAAAGTTGGTGGATGAATTTGCAGGAACCAGCCAGCAATTGGAACTGCTGGGCAGAAGGGTTTTAGCAGCAGTTCTGGAAAACCTGCTAACATTTTTAAATGTCATCAGGCAAATCCCTGCATTCCTGAATGAAAATAAAATCACCCTGGCTGGGCTGGTAATCGGCCTTTTAGCATACAATAAAGCAGCCATTGCAGCCAGGGTGGCCACCCTGGCAAAAGCTGCTGTGGATAGGATTGCAGCAGCCAGAACCCTGGCACTGAAAAAAGCAAATGACCTTTTAAACCTTTCCTTTAAGGCAAACCCCATTGGTTTCATCCTTACTATTGCCAGTGCATTGATCACTGCTTTTGGGCTGCTGTATGAAAGATCACAAACAGTTAGGGCTGGCATCGCTGGCCTGGGGGCTGTGGCACAGGAAATTTTCAAAATAGTAAAAGAATCAATATCTGATTTTATTACAGGTTTTAAGGCTATAAAAGAAGGTGATTTTAAAGGTGCCCTGCAATCTTTTGGAAATGCCATCCAGAAATCAAACCCCATTGGCATTGCCTTCACCCAGGGTGAAAGGCTGGGTGATGCCTTCAATAAAGGCTATGCAGGAAGGATTGCAAAAGAGAATGCAAAGGAACTGGAAGATGCAGCAAACCAGGGGCTGGATCAGTTTGAAGCAAACCTGACAGGCAAAAGCAAAGAAGTTGGGGAAAATGCTGGGAAGAACCTGGGGGAAGGGCTGAACAGAGAACTGGGCAAAACCTTCAAACAGGCAGAGGCAGTTGCAGAAACATCACTGGCAGGCATCCAGGCAAAGATTCAGGAACTGAACACTGAACTGGAAAAGGCACCTGATGCTGAATCCTATGCAAAAATTGCAAATGAAATTGAAAGGCTGGAATTTGCCCTGGCACAAACACAGGCCAGGTTTGAAAGATTCAGAGATGTGCAAAACCTGATTACCACCCAGCTGAAGCCCCTGGCCACAGGAATCAGGCAGGTGGCTGATCTGGGGAATGGTTTGCAGGAAACTGTTTTTGTAAGTGACCAAACCAGGCTGATCAATAACATCATTCAAACCACCAGGCTGGCACAAAGGGCTGAAGTTGAAAACCAGAAAGAAACACAGGATGCCCTGGCACAGGCACAGGCAGCAGCCCAGAAAAGAATCACTGAAATACAACAGGAAGAACTGGACAAAAGGAGGGAACAGCTATTTGATTATCAGGAACAGCAGGATGCCATTCTGGTTGAAGGCACAGAAGCCATTGGCCAGGCACTGGGCACCTTCTTTGGTGATACTGAAGCCAGTTTTAAAGACCTGAATAAAGCCCTGCTGGATATTGCATTGCAGGCACTTGAAAAAACAGTGCTGCTGGCAATTGCTGAAAGCCAGATCAAAGAACTGGCCAGCAAAGGGTTTGCAGGCATCCTGACAGGTGCCCTGATCACTGGGCTGATCAGGGGTATTTTTGCTGGCATCAGGTCACAGGTGCAAAGGTTTGCCACTGGGGGTGTGGTTCAATATATGGGCATGGATGTGCCTATCCTGGAACCTGGGCTGATCAGAACCAGGCCAAACATCCCCAGGCAAAGGGGGGGTGATAATGTGCTGGCAATGGTTCAGCCCAGGGAAATGATTCTGAACACCAGGCAGCAAAGAAGGGCTGAACAACTTTTTGGTAAAGATATATGGAAGAAATTGCAGGTGCCAGGGTTTGCAGCTGGGGGTTTGGTTCCTGCATTTGCCACAGGTGGTGTGGTGGCATCTACCCCACCCCAGATTCTGAACCCTTCAGATGTTCCTGCTGCATCCAGGCAGGAAATTGATGTGGCATTTGATGAATCAAATGTGGGCACCCTGGCAGAAACGATGGCCAGCAGGGTTTCTGAAACCCTGGCACCTGCTGTGGAACGTGCCATATTTACAGCCAGTGAAAGGGCTGAAAGGTTGCAGCAATTAAGAAAAGACATTGTGCAGTAAATTGAAACACTATGGCAGTTAATATTGTAGCTGAACCAGCAACAAACAGGCCAGCTGGTGCATGTGTGGAATTTGAACTGGAACTAACTGATGCAGGTGCAGGCACCACCAAAAAATCACTGGGGTATCAGCTTTATAATGATTCCAATGGGGAACTGACAACAGAAGAACAGATACCATATACAGGGGCACCTGAAAAGGTGAATTTTTCCAGGGATTTGTTGCCACAGGCCAGCACCCCTTTCCCTGGGGTAGGCACCCAGCTGTTTGGGGTGCCAGTTCCTGAAGCAAAGGTGGGGTATTACCTGAAATATGGTGAAATTTTGTTTGATACAGAAACCTGTACTGTCACCAAAAACATCACCAGCCAAAGTGCAACCAAATATGTTTACAATGTTGCACCACAGTTCTTTCTGGATCATGACCTGTTCACAGGGAACAGCTATGTGCATTTAACATCAAAACCCAGGCTGAATTTCACCAGAAGGGGGCAGAATGATTGGATTTACATCTGGGTGGCATCTGGTGCAACTATGTATGTTAGATTGACCTATCAAACCAGTGATGGTACTTTCACCCAAAATGTTCAAAGTTTTCCTGGTGGTGATGGGGTGAATGTTCTTTCTGTTGGGCCTGCAAACTGTTATGTGACATTACCCAGTGATGTGGTTTTTTATTACCTGGAATTTAACACATCACCATCATGGAATAATAAAGATCGGTTTTGGTTCAGGGTGCAGACAGATTGCACTGATGAAGCCCCAATAAATGAAATTTATTGGCTGGAACCAATGGGTGGGTTTGCTGGGCTGAAATTTGATCAGGTTGAAATTGGCATCACCCTGGCCAGTAACAGGTATCAGGCACCAGTGCCATGCAGTGCCACTGCCACACAAAGATCACAGGGGTATGGGAACACCAGGTATGGAACCACAGGCACCAAAAGGGTGATATTAAGAAGGGAAATTGAATATCGTGATGGCCTGGATCAGTACCTGGATGGCCTGAAGGCATCCAGCACCCATTTCATTAAATGGCCCATCAGTGGTTCCACCATCATTGCCAAACTGGTGGTTTCTGATGAATCATCATACAGGTTCAATTCTGATAATGACAACATTCAACTGGAAATTGTGGGTGATATTCACCTGCCCATAAATGCATTGTGATGGGGTGCTGTAACTGCTTAAAAATACAGGTGATCAGTGAAGTGGTGGGGTTCCCAGAATACCTGAAAACAGATGGTAAAATCATTCTGGATGTTACCCCTGAATTTGCTTTTGAATTTAGCAAAACGGTCACTGAATTAACTGAATTTGAACAGATTAAAGATGAAGCAGTGCTGGAAGCCACCCTGCCTTACAGCAAAGTGAATGAAAGGGTGGGTGATTATTTGAGGAACCACAACAGGCTGGGGAATAGTTACAGCCCATTAAAAGTTCTGGTGCAGGAAGGCAGCACAGCCCACAGGTTTGATATTTTGGATTTCATTGGCAGTGATGATGAACAGCAGGGTTTCCAGGTTAAACTGAAAAGGTCAGCTGATCATTGGTTATCATTGGCCAAACGTAAATATTTATATGATACAAATATGGGGCTGTTTGAGTTTGTGCCATCCAGGATGGCCACAAACTGGGCTGATCAGGCATCATACAGCCCCAATGATGTAGATGCCCAGGGGTTTTATTTCCCTTTGGTTCATTATGGTGGGTGGTTCCTTCCTGATACTGTGATTATTGAAGATTTCAGGCCCTGGTTCCATTTATATTTTGTTCTTCACCAGGCATTCTGTGAAATTGGGTGGAAGTTTGAATGCCCGTTTTTAGATACCGATTTTGGCAGCAGGCTGATCATTTACATCCTTTCAAAGGAATATGGCCAGAATGTTGATTTGCTGGATAACAGGAAATTCAGAGCAGCATATCAATCACCTGATGTGGCTGATTTTGCAGGCAAAGTGGTGTTTGATGATGAAGTTTCTGACCCTGGCAATAATTATGACCCCACCACAGGCAATTTTACAGGGGCAGGCATTTTTGATTTCCATGCACAGTTGCAGGTTGATGCATTTGATGACCCCCCCCAATATATCCAGATCATCAGGGAAAACATTGATGGCACCACTGAAATTGTTGGAGAACAAAAATACAGTTATCCTGTGGGGCCTGGTGCAGGTTCCAGGCCAATGAATGTGGTAGCTGAAAATGTAACTGTTTACCCTGGGCAAAAGGTATATACAGCACTGGCAGGTGATTCACCTGGGCAGTTGTTTGTGGGGGTGAAAGGGGTGTTTTTTAATACCCCAAAAAGGATTTACCCACAAAGGGGTGATATTATCCAGGTAAACCAGCTGATTGATCCAGAACTGACACTGGAAGATGTTTTAAAAGGGCTGCTGCATCTTATTAAAGGAAAGGCTGTAACTGATTGGAACAGCAAAAAAGTATCTGTATTCAGCCCCTATGATGGCACAGTGCATGGTGAACCCATTACTGGATTCTTTCAGAACACCAGGAAAGCATTTGCAGATGAAATTGTGGTGGCATCAGAACAGGTGGCAATTTCCAGGCTGGAAAAACAAAGGTATCTGGTTTTGCAGTTTGCTGATTCCAATGATAAAAAAATAGAAAAATTAAACCTGCCTGAAGATGCCCCACTGTTCAGCAAAAAATTGGACAGGGGCACAGATTTTGATGAAGGCATTGAATACAGTAAAAACCCATTTTTTGCCCCCACCCTGAATGCAGACATTGATAAATTTCCATTCATTGTTCCACTGATAGCTGATTCAAACATTGATGTTGAAGCCCCACACCTGTGGGATAATGATCAGGGCAATGTAAGTTTTGATTTAAAGCCCAGGATTTTGTACTGTGCAGGGCTGACAACACAAAGGTGGGATAATGGCCAGGGGCAGGCCATTGTCAGAAACTGGAAGTTTGAAGGCACTGGCAGGCAAACTGTTCCATTTGCGTATCAGGAAACAGCAGTGGTTGATGCACTGTTTGCAACCCCAGATAAAAAATTGATATACGGGGAAAGGGATGGCAGTGAAAACCAAAATGATCTGTATTCCATTGCCTGGCGTGGGGAAATCACCAGGCTGTTGTTCACAGTGAAATCCCAGCTGAAAGTGCTGCTGCCCACAAAAGAATATATGGCCACCACCTTCAGGGATTTATACAGCATTTATTACAGGGGCAGAACCTTTGCTGCCAGGCTGCTGGAAATTGTGGGGCATAAAACCTGCCTGGATGATCCAACAGTGATGGTGTTCAGGCCAGAACCATTTGTGGCTGATGCTGAATGTGATGATGTGGTGATCATTGAACCTGGATGCACTGACAAACCAGATATTATTTCAGATATTGATGTGATCAATGATATAATATCAGCCCAGGCAAATAATTCCAAAATAACAAACCCAGGCAACATTGCCACAGATCAGTGGGAATACAGCACAGATGGGGGTGAAAACTGGGTGCCATACACACCAGGCACCCCATTGCCAGATGCTGATATATTATTCAGAAGGGTGGTAATATGGGCTGATGCCTGCCCTGATGAAGTTGCAGTGAAAAGGGTTGTATTTGAAACTGCATGTGAAAATTACCCTGAAATCAATCTGGAATATGATGAAACCACAAACACCATTGTGGGCACAGGTGCTGGATCATTCAACAGCCCCATTGCCACTGATGTGTGGCAGGTGGCTGTGGATGGTGGGGCTGCTGTTCCCTACACACCAGGTGGCCCTGTTTCAGGGTTCACATCTGTGGTGTTCACCAGGGTGGTTTCCTTCACCAATAAATGCCCTGATGTGACAGCTGAAGAAAGTTACACTGTGGAAGGTGATCAGTGTTTCAACAGCCCTGAAATTGTGTTCACAGAAGTGGGTGGGGCTGGTTCCTGCATTTATGATTTATCAATAGGTGGCACCACCACTTCAACCATATTTGCCACTGAATTTTTCATCAGCAGGGATAATGGAACCACATTTCACAAATGGGATAATAAACCAGTGAAGGGTGAACCAGGGCTGGTGGTGAAAGGGGTGGTGCATTACAATGGCACCTGTGAAAGTTCAAAGATTTCTGCAAACTGTCCAAACCTTTAAAAATGTGTGATAGAGAAAAGATTTTGCAAAAGTGGGTAAACTTTGCAGGGCTGGAATCTGATGATATTGATGGGCTGGCAGCCATCCTGGAACATTATGATGATGTGGAACTGGCCAAACCATTCATCATCAGTGACCTGAAAAAAGATGTATCACCCAGGGTGATCTGTGCCAGGTATGGAATCAGTTTTGGCTGTATGAGGGGCATTGCCAGAAGGGCAGGGGTGCGATATTCACCCAGAAGGAAGTTCAGAAGGGTTTAAATATTTTTTGTTATTCATTATCTATCTGTTTTGAGCCACAGCACCAGAACCTGGTGCATGTGGCTTTTTTGTATCACACAGAAATTAGTGGCCACTATAAGGGCTGTTATTTTCTGATCAGCTGCATATTGAACCAGGTTTATAAACCCCCTAAACTGGGGTTTACCCTGTGAACAATGCATATAGTGGAAATTATTTCCACCCCACCCCCACCCCACCCCACCTGATTGCCATTTTTGATGTGCAACTGCACACTGGTTTTGCCTTTTGGTATTGATGCCACCCAGGCTTTTCAGTTGATTTGTTTCATTCAATTCATCTGAAATGACATTGCAAAAGGTAGGCACATTTATTCTGACTGATGAAAGCCTGGACAGGCACAGCCAAAGGGTTCTGGTGGAAGGCACAAACCTATCTGCCTTTAAGGCAAACCCCCTGATTCTTTACAATCATTTGCGTGGTGTTCCTGGGTTCTTCAGTGAATCAACCCCCAGCACAGCTTTAAACCTTCCCATTGGCATCTGGAAGAACATCAGAAGGAAAGATGGGGCACTGAAAGCTGATGCATGGATTGATTTTGAAGATGAAGTATCTGCCAGGATAGGCAGGAAAATACAAAAAGGAATCCTGAAGGCTGCCAGTATTGGGATGAAAGTGCTGGCTGTTTCAGATGCCCCTGAAGATAAAGTGAAGGGGCAGAAAGGTGTTACTATCACCAAATCTGAAATATTAGAGGCCAGCATAGTTGATATTCCTGCAAACCCAAATGCCCTGATGGTAAAAAACATTTCTGAAGTACAGGAAAAGGGGCTGGGTGATAATGGTGAACTGGATCAGCCTTTCTTTTATCTGTGCAATGCCTATCTGGATGATCAACCCACCAAAACACAAAACACAACAACAATGGAAAAGAATTTCAACCTGGTGACCTGGGCAAAATCATTCTTTGGCCAGAAGGCAGAAACCCTGAACACTGAAGATGAAGTGGTAAAGTTCCTGGAAGAACAAAAGCCTGAAGCAGAAGTGGAAACCCCTGCTGAAGGTGAAGCAGCCAAATCAGCTGAAAAACCTGCCCCTGCTGCCATTGGCAGTGATGAAGTATCTGCCATTGTGCAGAAGGCTGTGGGTGAAGCTGTGGCCAAATTTGATGCCCAGCTGAAGGGGGTTCTGGCATCTGTGGAAACCCTGACTGAAGCCATCAAAACTGTTCAGGAAGAAACCCAGCAGGCTGCCCAGGAAGATGCCCAGGAAGGTGATGAATTTCAGAAAAGGCTGGAAACCCTGACAGCTGAAATTGCTGCCCTGAAAAAGGTGAAAAGTGGGGCTGCAACCAAAACTGAAGGTGCCCCCAAAGTGGAAACCACCAGTGATGATGGTGATGCACCTGTGATTGCCAAAAACGTGGATGAACTGCTGCAACTGGTGAAGGCCCTGTAAAGGATCACCAGGGATAAAGCTGAATAATAAACACAAAAATTGAAACACTATGCCACTCGAATTAACAGGCTCATTTGGCCGTTTTGCCCTGGTTGGTGGTGATTTGCGGGTAATGGAACTGAACCTGGAACCAGCCAGGCAGTTTTTCCGTGAAGTTGCAATAAAGAAAACTGACATTGCAGCCAATGAAATGGGCATTTATTCTTTCCTGCCAGTTGGGCGGTGGGGGAAAGCCAAAATGAACACACTTTCTGTGCCCAAACACCTGCTGCAAACCAGAACCAATTGCAAAACCTGGACACCAAAAGGAAAGGCATTTTTACAACAGGATGAAATTGACACTGCACCCGTTGAATATATGGGTGAACAGTGTACTGATGGCCTGATCGGTGATTGCCTGGAATATGTGCTGGGCACTGGAAATGATGTTCGGGATATTACTGCAACCCCTGAAGGCAGGCAGCTGTTTGCCCAGGTGATCAACAACATTTACCTGGGGCTGGGGAACAGCTTTTATGACCTGGTGACCTTTGGGCAAAACAGCCTGATCACCGATTCTGACACCAGCGGATGGTGGAACACCACCAATGAAACCAATGACACCTTGGCTGACTTCAAAGATCAGCAGCTGGGCATTCCAGTGAAAGGGCACATTACCCTGGTTGAAGAAGTGAAGGCAGCAGGTGATGCCCATTTCAATGTTGACATTCCATCTGGTGATGTATCTGGTGCCAAATACACTGGTTCAGATGTAACTGCCCTGTTTGATTCCTGCATCGAAGCAGCCCCATCAAAATTCAAAATTGTTCTGAACCGGGAACGGGGCACCTTCCCTGCTGCATTCCTGGTTTCCAGGGGCATTTTCAATGCCTATAAAAATTACATCATCAGCCAGTATTCTGCCATTCCTGAAGGTTACAGGATGATGATCAATGGTGAAGCTGTCCGGGGGGTTCTTCTGTATGACAACCTGCCTGTGGTGGCAATGGATGAATGGAGTGAATTTGATGAACTGGTGGGTGTGAACAGTCACCGGGTTTTGCTGACGGCAATGGGCAACCTGGCTGTGGCACATGATGTGCCTGCCATCAATCAATATGGTGGCATTGGTTTACGGGTTGAACAGTCAATGCGGCTGAAAGACAAAGGCATCACCTATATGTACACCAATTTCAGGGTGGGCACTGCAATTGCTGATACCACTTTCATGGTGAATGCCAGCCGGATTTTGACCCCATAAGAACATCACCAATTTTTTAACCTCTAACACCAGAACAAATGGCTGAAATAGTAGCAATAAGCAGTGGTGTTGATGATTGCAACAATGTTGGTGGGTGTTCTCATGCATACGCCACAGAAAAATCCAACATTACTGGGGTAACCATCACGGCTGGCCAGATCACTGGTTTCACCATGTCAGCACCTGGGCTGTGGGGTAAACTGGAATTTGATGACACTGATAACGTGGCTTTTTTCAATGAGGAAGGGGAACTGATTGGCAACAATGTGGTGGCCAATGGCACAGGGTTGATGAAATTCAATGGTGTTTCCCAGGCCAAAATTGAAGCTGCCAATAAGGCAAAAGCCTGTTGTGGTGTTGTTATCATCTGGGTTCATTACAGTGGAATCAGAAGGGTGCAGGGCATTGATGTTGACCCTGATGACAGTTCATGGCAAATCAGCAAAATTCCCACTAAAATTGTTCCAAACATCCTGTCTGACACTGGCGACAATGCAGAAAGGATGGAATACAACACCCCACACCAGGGCAGGGAATTTTCTGTCACCACCAGTTTGAACGATGCAGCAATTGAAGCCCTGTAAACCGTTTTTTCAAACTTTAAAACACAGGTAAAGATGGCAACCAGATACGTGGTTCATCCCAAATACAGGAACAAAGAAACCCTGATCACCACAGTGGATGATCAGGCTGTGAACCTGGTGGGAAAACCTGCCCAGAAGGTGGTGCCAGCTAGGGGTGATGCAGAATCATATTCTGTAACCATTCCTGCTGCAACACAGGCACAGATGAAGGTGGTTCATGAACGTGGTGAAAAGGATGCACAGGGTGATCTGATAGTGATCATTGAAGATTCCCCAGCACCTGACACTAAAAAGTAACAGTGGTAAATGGGTTCAGCAAATGGCACAATGGTTGAATGTTGTGGGGATGAAGCCACCCACAACCCAAAACTGACCCTGGCAAGGGAAAAGGCCAGGCAGGCTGCCTTCAGGTTTGCTGAACCCAGAAACCCTGTTCCAGCACAGATTGAAGATGCAGGGGAATACAAAGATTTTTTTTCTGCATACAAAGATGTGTTTGTGCCCTATGCTGGCACTGATGAAGCCACTTCACACAGCCTTCAGCAGTTCCTGATCAGCCTGGTGGATTTAAGCCCTACACATGGGGCTGTGATACGTTCCATGAAAACCCATGCATTTGGGGGCAAAATCAGGATCACCAGAAGGTTTGACACTGTTTTTGAACTGGAAAGGAATGATGAAGTTTCTGAAGCTGAAAAGCTGGGGTTTTATCAGTTCCTGCAACAGGTCAGCCTGCATGATGCAGGTGGTTCTGAAATTGATTTCAGGCAGCTGGCACAGTGCATTTTTCATGACCTGAAAAGTAATGGGAATGCATACCTGGAACTGATCAGGTTTCAGGTGTCAGGGCAGAAGTTCTTTGCAGTTCATGTTCAAAGGCCAGAACATTGTTTGTATTTGGCAACAGAAAAAGGTGAACAAAGATACATTGCAATCAGCCCTATTTGGAACAGGAATTACATTCACAGGAACCCACCAGATGTAATTCCTTTATATCCAGCCTGGGGTGGTGGTGATGGGGTTGAAAGAACCATCATTCACATCAAAGAAGGAAACAACACCTGGTATGGCCGGCCTGATTCAATTGGTTCAATGTTAAGCCAGTTTTACGAATTTCAGAACCTGGATTACATCAACAAACAGACAGCTGCCAATTTCATTGGCCAGGCTTTCATTGAAGTTGAAATGGGTGACCCTGAAAGCACTGGCATCAGTGATGAAGATGCCCAGGATGAAGGGTATCTGGATTTTGCTGATCAGTTTGCTGATAACTATTCAGCCAGGGGGCAGAAGCCACAAACAGTGATTGTATCAGCCAGGCCCTATGGAACAAAACCAGCTTTTGTGTTCCAGTTCACACCCAACACCAATGAAAACTGGTATCAGGTGACAGGGCAAAAGGCAATGGCTGAAATCATCAGGGCGCATGGATGGTCAAAACGATTTCTGGGCGAAGATGCAGCCACTGGCCTTTCTACAAATGTTTACCTGGATGAACTGGAAATACAAAGTTTAACGAACATCAAAGAAGCCCAGGAAAAGGTGGCAAACCCACTGAATAATGTGGTGATCTGGGAAGCAATGAAATATCTGGAACAGCCTGCTGAAATGGAAAACTATTCCATTGAATTTTCCACCCCATTTGATGAACTTTTGAGAACCAGAAAAGAACAGGCCAGAAATGGAACAAACCCTGATAACAGCCTGGGAAGTGGTGAAATACAGCCCTGAAGCTGACAACACCCCAACAGCAAATGTGCAGCCCCACATCTTTCAAAAAGAACAGGCATTTGCCAGGAAGGTGTTGGGTGATGACTTTTATCAGCTGCTAATTGCTGACCTGGTTGATCATGGTGATGTGAATGCCTGGGATAAATCAGCAACATACAACACAGGTGATGTGGTGGAATACTATGGTTTGACCCTGAAAAGCCTTCAGGATGCCAACACCATCAACCCCTGTGAAGATACTGGGGGCACCTGGTGGGCTGAAACCCAGAAGTTTACCACCCCATGTTTTGAAAGCCTGTGGGTTCTGTATTTGCGACGATACCTGGCCTTTTTGATCATGGCAGATGCCCTGGAATATACCACCTACCCTTCAGGTGCCAGGGGTGTTTCTGAAAGGTTTGATGAAGCCCTGGGGGTGAAATCAGCCAGCTGGCAAATATTTGCAGCCAGGAAACAAAGGCTGTTGCAGGATGCCGGGGAAATATTAGAGAACATGAAATCTTACATGGTGAAACAGCATGAACTGTGGAAGGAAGATAACACCACAGGGTGTGATTTTTCAAAGGCAGGTTTTGTTGCATGTGATGTTTCACCATCAACATTCAGGGGGCAGTTCAAAAGATTTGCCACCAGGAAAATCACATGATAATGGGGCTGATGGATTTTGCAAAAAGTGCTGCCAAAACAGTGCTGGGGGTTCAGGAACATGGTTCACCCCAGCTGGCAGAATACAGAATGAACATTTGCAGGGGCTGTGAACACTTCAGGCCAGAACATCAAAACTGTGCGGTTTGTGGGTGTTTCATGGATGTGAAAACAACCCTTTTAACCAACAGGAACCTGGGGGAAAACAGGGTGGAAATCACCCACTGCCCCAATGGGTTCTGGGCTGATATTCATATTGCAAATATGTATAGAACCCTGGACGGCAAAGAACCTTTAAAAACAACAAATAAACACATTACAAAATGGCATATTACAAACTGACAAACCCAACTGGCAATGCTGATGATCATTTGCAGGTTCACCTGGGCACCACTGGATGCTGTGGTGATGCTGCTGCCCTGTCAACATACACCAGCACAGCCACAAACCTTTCCACCAGTGCAGTTGAAAAGGTGGTAATTGATGGCACTGAATACACTTTCACTGTTGCAGCTGACACCCTGGCAAAATTGAAAGCTGGTGTGGAAGAAGCCCTGGCCCTGGCAGGATACCGGGATTTGAAAGGGGTGGGTGTTTCCACTGCTGGTGCAGTTACCACTGCCCAGGTTGTGGTTGTGACCACAGCCACCATGACCAAATTGATCAATGCAGCAGCAGCAGATATTGCATTCACTGCCAGCTAAGATGGTAAACAATGGCAATTACCCTGGTTTGTCGCAATTGCGAAGAAACCCAGTTCACCTGCTGTGGTGGGGCAACATCAACTGAACTTTTCAGGGGGCTGGAAATCAATGATAATGGAACTGTTATCAAAGTTTATCAGCCTTTTGATGTTGTTTACACAGCCAGTGCAGCCATTGTTTCTGACTTAAAGGGCACCACATATTCCATTCCTGTTGTTGATACTGTTTACAGTTCAATTACAGAATTGAAATCATTCATCAATGGGTGTTTGTGCCCTGCTGCTGGATCATCTGGAACCACCAGCACCACATGCTGCTGTGATGGGAATGATGCCCCACAAAGGCAGGTTTTCCTGGATGCATCAGGCCCATCAGTAACAGTGACAATTGCCCCCATACCTGAAGCAAACCACCCAATTTTATTGGAAGTTTACAGGGATGGGGGCAAAAGCATTTCTGGGGTTCACTTTGTTGCCGATCCTGTGACAGGCATCATTGATTTCACTGCTGGCACAGCCCCCAGGGCATTGGAAGGGGAACACATTGAAGTGATCATAAAACAGTGCAGCAGTGCTGTATATGAAAACTTTTTGAACGTTTCAGGCCCATCCATTACCCTGGTTGAAAACAGCCTGCTGGGGGTTCTTTCTGCCTGGGAAACTGAACAGTTCCTGGAACTGAACAGCACAAATGAAGTAACACTGGCACAGCCCCTGCCACAGGTCAACCTGGGTGCAAACTTGTATGTATTAAGGGATGGGGGGAAGGCATTGCATGATTACCATTTTACAATTGACTATGGGGCAAACAAATTGGTGTTTTCCAGGGCATTTGAGGTTGAAAACCTGGTGGTGCGTTACAGGCCAGATGATGGTGGAACCAGGATCATCAGGGTTTATAGGGATGGGGGTGAAGGAATTGAAGGATACCACCACAGCATTGATTACCCTAACAACATGATAACATTTGCCAGGGCACTGGAAAATGAAAATGTGCAGGTTTACATCCTGCCAGCTTAATTGAAACACTATGAAACAATCAAAACACACCTGGCTGGTGGTTTTGCTGATGGGGTTTGCAGGCATTGCCAGTGCCCAAAGGATCAACCCAGCCACCAGAATTGACACTGCAAATGCCCAGGGGCAAATCCTGGTGGCTGACCCAAACAAAGAATATAGGCACAGTAATCTGCAAATGACCTATGACACTGCAACAGGGGTGCTGATCCTTTTTGCAGTTGATGTGCTGGCAAATACATCTTATTTTGATACTGTGGTAATTGTTGGGGGGGGTGCCACAGGGGCTGATGGCAATGGCATTTTTGATGCCAATAATGATGGGAATTTTGTTCCTGGTGTATTTGATGCAGAAATAGATACCACATTAAATTTTGGTGATTCTGATGGAAGTTCATCTGGCCTTCTGGTGGGCATTGACAACACCACAGGCAGGTTTGAACTGGAAAACCAGGCTGATGGTGGTCAGGGGTTTATGTTAAGGCATGATGTAAATTCTGAAGTTTTTTACATTGGTTTGATAAACCCCCCATCTGGTGACACCAGGCCATTATTGACTGTTTCACAGGGTGTGGGTGCAGGTAATGACATTATAAACCTTCAGGCAACAAAGGTGCAAATTTCCTATGATGCAAATAACAGGTATTTGCTACCAACAAACCCAGGCCCAACAACATCTGCCAGTGATACCAGTTTCATGATCTGGCCAGGTACAGCCCTGTTGCCACAGCCAGGGCAATGGATGACCCTGGCAGATTTACGTGCCACAATGGGTGGTGGTGGGGGTGGAAGTTTAACACAGGAACAGGTGGAAGATTTTGCATTTGATGCCACCAGGTTTGGATCAGGCACCCAGACATTGATCACTGTAACCTATGATGATGCAAACAACCAGGTGGATTTTGTGGTGAATGGCAACCTGTCCAATTACACCAATGATGCTGGGTTCCTGACAGCAGAAGTGGATGGCAGTATAACAAATGAAGGTTCCCTGACAGTTGGGGCAGGTACAGCCACCACCAGCCTGATCAACAGTAACACATCTGGCAGCACTGCTGTAACACTTTCAGCTGGAACAGGCATCAGCCTGGCTGAAGCTGGCAACACCATCACCATTGCCAGCACTGTGGTTGATACAGATACCCAGTTATCCCAGGAACAGGTGGAAGATTTTGTGGGTGGTATGGTGACAGGCAACACAGAAACCCTGATCACTGTAACCTATCAGGATGCAGATGGCACCATTGATTTTGTGGTTACCCCCACCCTATCCAGTTACACCAATGATGCAGGGTTCCTGACAGCAGAAGTGGATGGCAGTATAACAAATGAAGGTTC